ACCAACTGGGATTGGAAGCTGCTCACCAACTACGACTACGATCATCTTGTTCGTAGACTCAAACGAGTAGGCATCGACTACTTCAAAGACTGATCATCTTCAACCTCGATCACAACCCACTGCTGGAAACGGCGGTGGGTTTTTTTGTGCCTACACCCAACCAGCCCGTCACCTGCGCTCACAAGAAAATAAGATTCATGTCATCTCGTTGTCCCAGTTTCACGGGTGGTCAAGTCCCCACACCAATTCTTATGACAACCAAAGGTTCCCATCAGTAGAACAAACCATTCATTATGACACTCGCCGCCATTGTCCATACATCCACCAACATCTATCATTGATATCGTTATGGGATCACACAACAGACAAGTCGGTTCGCTCATCAACAAGGCACTCCTATCTGGAATCTTCTGGAACAAGGAGACATCGGAAGGAGGGATTCTTTATCCCTTCGACAAAACCAAACGACCCCATGCTTGGCACCATGCCAAGAAGGGCTATCACGAAACGAGGAGATACCTAAAGAAGTTTGGGATCACCCCATAGACTTCCACCTCGAAGTCAGACCCACTGCTCGCAAGGGCAGTGGGTTTTTCTTTGCACTCGTTCCACTTCGAACCACCTTCTCTTCTCAAAGACGTTTTAAAAAAATCGTGTTTCCTGAAAACACGTTTCATTCGAAGACCCCCTCTGCAAAAATATCTCTATGACAAACATTGTGTCATAGGTGTCATAGGGGGCAATGCCCCCCTGTATATAGGGGTAGGGTATATAAGGTACCTTACCTATAGCTTATTGAGAATGGTTCTCATTTACTATTTAAAATCAGTTCGTAAATCTTTTTGGGGAACAAAGAAGGCAGGTTCTCCATTATTGGGATTTCGGACATATTTTTTATCCAGAGCATCATCTCCTTTGATATATCCCTTTACTGTGTAATTGGGCATATTACCTGTAATAAGGACAAAGTTTTGATTGAGTTTACCTTTGTCTTTTTTTCTAATGATTAGGCATCCATGATCAATATTGGTATATCTTACTTGCCAATTGGTTCCTACATCGGGAGCACTGAAGGTATTGACCGATCCTACCCATTCTTCTCCAATGTATTTGGCAAAGGCTAATTCGGCTCCTGCTGCTTCGATGTCATTAGACCACCAGTTTCCACCTATGGGTGGTCCATGATGGCTCAAGTCTCGGAGTTCTCGGAATAGATTGGTGAGTCTTCTTTTGACTCCCATGATAGCTGCTTGTTCTGCTTCTTCTTTGGTAAGGGTTATTTTCATTTAGAATTTGAGTGCCATCTGGTATTCTTTTTTCTTTTCTTTTTTAACCTTTGCTATAGTTTTATCAAACATTGGATCGTTTGTATCATACAGTTTTCCAATTTCTGGTTTATGATTTTTGGGAAATCTTCTCCATATATGATTTGCATATATTTTTGATCTTTTATTGACACACCTGTAAACCAATTTTGAATTGTAACCATTTGAGGTTAAATCAAACATTCCTTCGTAAAAGTTTAAGAGGTATCCTTCTTTGTCGAATTTTCCGATAAGTCCCTTGAACTTCAAACTTTTTCTTCCCATGACTCCTACTTTGTTAGTTCCCTTTTTTCTTTCCAGTTCATTGTGTTCTTGGGGAGTCAGATATTGCAGGTTATAGTATGCATTGTTGGTTTTATCTGGACTTCTATGATGGACATGGTAGTTGCTATAATCTTCTCTGTAATCAAAGGTTATTTTTACCAATCTATGAACCAAAAATGATTTGTGTCCTTTGTTGTAGAATTTAACTTCGTGATATCCTAGTCTGTTGATATGTCCATACAATTTTTTCTTATCTTCTCGACGGCGGATATTTCCTTTGTTTGATACTTCGTATAAATGTTTAAATTCTTCTAAGAAGACAGGTTTCCAAATTTCGTTAATAGTTTCCATATTATTTAATATACCAAAAAATTTTCTAAAAGCAATATAAATAATAAGGCGAATGAACTTTTCCGATTTTGTCAGTAAAAAGTATGAGGGTGCCGGGTTTTTATTTTTGACACCAGACAATCAAACCTTGTTACTACAAAAGCATAACAAGAAATGGAGTTTGGTTGGAGGTCATTCGGAAAAAGGAGAAACTCCTTATCAAACAGCCCAAAGAGAATGTAAGGAAGAGATTGGTTTTCTTCCCAAGGGGGAAGTTGTGAACATGATCAAATATACAAAAAGAGAGACAAAGGGTTCTTGTTTCTCATTCATCATGAGAATTTCGGAACCCTTTGTCCCTAGTTTATCTTTCGAACACGCTGATTATAAATGGATACCCCTTAAAAGGATGTCCGAATATAATTTATCAAAGGCTGTTCGTGACCTATACCCTCTTCTTAAGAAGAATTAGGCTTGGTCTTGGGAAACAACTGGAGCAGCAGCTTGTTCAGCAGGAACCTTAACCACATCGATGTGGGAGAAGGTTCTGTTGCCTTGGTGAACAACTACAGGGAGCAAGGTGACACCGTGTTCCTTGAGGACTGCTTCGATTGCTTCTTTGGCAGCTTTGATTTCGTTTTCGAGTTGGTTGTTTTCTGTACTCATAGAGTAATAAATTTACACTAAATTATATATTTGTCAAACATTTATTTTAGGGTAAATATAAAATACACATGAAAAAAATTTCCTTTAAAGAATATCTTTTGGAAAAGAAGAAAAGAAAAAAGAAATATAAGAGTAAAAAAAGGGGAACCTATATGGTTGGACCAATTGGCTTTTATCATACTTTTCCATCGGAAACCAATGCAGGAGATGGGTCAGGAGTAAATTAATATATGAGAAACAAAGATGCAATGTTATTGGAAACCTGTTACAACAAGGTCAAAGGATTGGTCAAAGAAGGAGTTGAAGACATGGAATTTATTTCTCCTGTTGATGTCGATTATATCGATACCGATAGCCAAGAAGTAAAAGATCTTTCCCATCTCAATGTTCAAAATGACAGCATTGTGATTGACAAAAAAAATGATGAAGTAACCATCAAATACAAGATTGAAATAGAATACCGCAAATACGGCATTAAGAATATGTATGCCTATGGTTTTAAACTCTTGCCTTTCAAGTTCACGGTAATGGACGAAGAGTTCGAAGAAAAGGTAATCAAAGAAATGCCTGAAACAGATTTATCAGATGCCCAATTTGAAACATCACATCTGGAAGGTAAACAATTTTATCCCACAAGTATAAAACTTTTCGTGGATAAAGATTTGAATATCGTTCCAGAAAAGTGTATTGTAGAATTTTAATTGACAATTTCTGAATCCATAGTAAAGTATGGACATGAACATTTTTTCCAAAATCTATAACAAATTCAAATGTGCTTCCGATAAAACTTTGATCGAAGCCGATTACTATAATGGTTCAGAAAATGATATCGAAAATATTTTGTTGGAACTGAGAAAATTAGTCAATCCCAGTATTTGTCCTTGCAAGGTTGGTGCTGTCCGTGACCGTATCAACTTTTTGATTTCCGAAGGTTTACAAATTGCCAACTTTTATGATGCTCAACCTGTGAGTAACAAGGTCGATGAAGAAGAATTGGAAGAGTTCTTCAATAAAAAAATCAAAACAAAAAAACCAACCAAGAAAAAATCCAATGGCAGGAAAGGGCGATAAACCTCGTAATTGTTTTTCCAATCAATTCAAAAGTAATTTTGATTTGATTGTTTGGAAAAAGAAAAAAACAAAAAAATCAGTGAGTAAAGAAAGTTCTAAAACTCTCAAGAGACAAACTATCGTCTATTAGTTTTGCTTTGTAGTCAAAAATTTTCCCCAAATAACCGGAGTTTCTCAGTACCTTAAAAGCTAAATTTCCAACTGAATATTCTCCTTCTTTTTGAAGTCCGTCTACTCTCATTTTTTTAATTTCTTTTTTGAGACTTTCAACATCATCCAAACTTCTTTTTTGGGTAACAACCAAATCTATTTTTTGTTTGAACTTATCAGCTTTTTTAATGACATCAGGGTCTTTAACTGTGCGAGTTACTTTGGTAGGTTGAATAACCCAATTGTCTTTGAGCAAATCATAAATTCCTTTACCCTTTAATTTGGTTTCTTTGTCTTTCATGTTAACTTCGACTTTGTAACCTTTGATAAAAATGTTATGTTCTTTATTGAAAAGTTTTGATTTCAATTCCAAATATTCTTCCACAGGCTCGTCACAAATTTTTTCTTTTACATCAATGATAATATGCAAATCAACATCACTGGTTGGTGTCCATTTGTAGGTGGCCAAAGATCCTGTAAAATAAATGTCTTTAATTTCCACCATATCTTCCAAGTCTTTTGTTACCCAATCAGCAATTTCCAAAAGTTTTCTTTTTATTGATGGAATTATTTTTTCGTTTTTGGTCCAGATTAAATCGTTTAAAGAATTCATTGATTATTTTAAAATTGTGTGTATATTTATTTACATGACTGATCAAGAAAAAAAAGAACTTAAAAAACAAATGGATCTAGAAATCAAAGAAGGAATTAAAAAAATGTTAGCTGAAGCAGAGGTTATCAGAAAAAATTTACAAAAAGAAGGATCTGATAGTAAATAATTGTAAGTATAAAAAATAACACCACATGTTGTTAACAAAATATATAGCATTTTCTACTTTTGTTGTCGGGTTTGCCAGTTTGGTTGTTGAAAAAGTAACCGAAGGACAATCATTATGGTGGCCGTTTGTTCTCTTGAGTGGAAGTGTTTTGTTTATGTTGTTTATCTATCATTTTTTCATTTACTGTGCATGTAATGCTGCGGAACGATTCAATCTTATAGAAAAAAAGAATGATTAAATTGGATGAGTATGTTGTTCTAGAGAACAACATTTTTTATTTTGACTTGGAAGAATACAATCAAGCAAATTCAGATTTGCCGATTGATGAAACTGACAGTATTCGTTTTCAATATGAAAACCAAAAATACATGGGTAAAGTTTTCAGTTGTGGTAGTTTGAAAAATAAAATTTTTACCATTCAAGTAATCAAAAAAATTGACAAATAAGCGAATATATTATACAATGTTTTTGTATGTTGAAATATACCGCTCTTAATTATGATGATGTTTATTTGATTCCAAAATATTCTGAACTGGAATCGAGAAAACTTGCTGACACTTCAATTCAATTGGGTAATCATAAATTTAAATTACCAGTTGTTCCATCAAACATGAAGACAGTAATTCATGCTGACTGGTGTAAATGGTTGAGCGACAACGGTTACTTTTATATGATGCACCGTTTTGATTCGGTGACAGTTCCTTTTGTCAAAAAAGCAAACGAAGAAGGTTATAAATTTGTCAGTATCAGTACAGGCGTAAACCAAGACTCCGAAGATGAACTTGTTGAAATTCACAAGAATGGTTGGAGATTAGATTACATTACGATTGATGTTGCTCATGGACATCATATCAAAGTTAAAAAAACGATTGATAAAATTCGTAATATTTTTCCCAATGTTTTTATTATTGCAGGAAACGTAACAACACCAAGTGGTGTCCGTTATTTGGAGGATGCTGGAGCAGATGCTACTCGCATTGGCATTGGACCTGGCAAGGCTTGCACGACAAAATTCCAAACAGGCTTTCATGTTCCCATGTTTACTGCGCTCATTGAATGTGCAAAGTTTGCTAATAAACCAATGTTTGGTGATGGTGGAATCAATCATTATGGAGATATTGCCAAGGCATTAGTTGCTGGTGCAGATTGGGTTATGGCAGGATCTATGTTTGCTGCCTGTGATGATTCCCCTGCATTGGTTGTGAATGGTAGAAAAGTTTATTATGGATCTGCCAGTGCTTACAACAAAGGACATGATAACCATATCGAAGGAACAATCTTGGATTTGGAGCCTCATAAATCTTTGGAAGAAAGATTGCGTGAAATGACCCAAGCACTCCAAAGCTCTATCAGTTATGCGGGTGGAAAAGATTTGAGTTGTTTTAATCAAACTGAATATATTAGTATCAAATAATATAAGTATATGTGAATGGCATATACTCTTTCTAATGTTTTATCAACTGAACCGTTTAATTGTAATGTAGGTTATAACAATTCTTGGATTGAGGTAAAAAATGATGCAAATAGAGATTTGTTTGCACAAGCATCTTATATCACAAACTTTGATGATTTTACAGTAGCACTTTCTGCTGGAAATGTTGATATCGGTGCAGTCGAAATCAAAGATTGGAATTCAAATTTAAGAGCCGATGTAACAACATCTGATGGATTAAACGCATTAAGAGTTTTATCCCAAGATTTAGAATCTTCTGTTGATGATATCACCATTGGTGATAAAAATGGAAATCTTGCATACGTTACCAATAGTGCATTAAATGTATTTGTAACCAATGGTATTAGTGCAGTTTCTCTTACAAATCAATTAACAGGTATTACTGTTTTAAATCCAATTACAGCAGTTAATGCTAATATAACAAACACAGTAGCAATTAGTACAACTCAAACTTTACCTATTTCTGGTTCAGTTACTGTTTTAAATCCCGTTACACAAGTTACTACATCCCAAGAACCTACTCAACTTGATGCCTTTGGAAGATTAAGAACATCTTCTCCCATGACTTTATTTGATTCAAGTCATAGATATAGAGATAATAATTTATGGTCTACATTATCAGCAAATAATGGTTCGGTTTCATTCAACGAATTACAGGGATTAATGGAGTTAAATGTCACCAATACGTCAGGGGCTAGTGCAATAAGAGAAACAACAAAAGTGTTTTCCTATCAACCGGGTAAGTCATTGTTAGTCATGAACACCTTTGTCATGGCTCCTTCTACAAATAATTTAAGACAAAGAGTAGGTTATTTTGGACAAGATAATGGTATCTATTTTCAACTAGATGATGGTGTAATGAGCTTTGTTGAAAGAACTTTAGTTAACGGTTCTCCTTCTTCAGAAACTATAGTACCTAAATCAGCTTGGAATGGTGACAGATTAGATGGAACTGGACCTTCTGGATTTACTTTAGATATTACAAAAGCACAAATTTTGTGGATGGATATTGAATGGCTTGGTTTAGGAACGGTAAGAACTGGGTTTGTTATCGATGGTAAATTTATTGTTTGTCATTCATTTCACCATGCTAACAGAATTGCTTCAACTTATATTACTACAGCATCTTTGCCTCTGAGATATGAGATTGTTAATAAAGGAACTACAACAGGTGGTACTAAAACACTAAAACAAGTATGTTCCACTGTAATATCAGAAGGTGGTTATGAATTGAGAGGTTTGCAACAGGCAGTATCTATTCCAATTAATGCAGCAAGAACCTTTGCGGCTACAAATACATATTATCCGATAATTTCAATTAAATTAAAAACAACTCCAGATAGACTCGATGCAATTATTATTTTAACGGCTTTATCAATTTTAGGAAAAGGAAATAACATCAACTACAACTGGCAAGTAAAAGCAAGCGGAGATACATCAGGAGGAAGTTGGGTTGATGCTGGAGTTGATAGTGCAGTGCAATATAATATTACAGGAACAAGCTATGCGGGTGGAAGAATTTTAGCAAGTGGTTTCATAAATGCTTCTAATCAAGGTTCTCCGAATTTGGATATTCTTAAAGAAGCTTTGTTTAAATTTCAATTAGAACGAAACAATTTAACGAAGACTCCTTTTGAATTAACTTTGGTTGCTGCATCAGATGCCACTAATAATGCTGGTATGTTTGCTTCAATGGATTGGGAAGAGATTAGTAGATAATTTACTTTTTTATGATTCTCTGTTTATCAGATATTCATTTAGGAAGTCCAATATGTCAGGCAGAATTGACATTAAAAATATTAGAAGATTGCGAGTACGATAAACTTATAATTTGTGGTGATCTTTTAGATTCTTATAACATTCATAGACTTTGTAAAAAACAATGGAAAGTTTTATCTGCCTTGAGGAAAATATCCAAAACTAAAGAGTGCATTTTCATTAAAGGAAATCACGATAAAAGTTTGGAAACCGTAAGTGCTTTGCTTGGTTTTGATTTTAAATTGGAACACATTGAAAAGATTGGTGGTAAAAAGTTTTATTTTGTTCATGGGGATAAATGGGATTATATAATTCAATTAAGACCATTGTTAACTGAAATCGCATCGGGAATTTATTATTTTTTACAAAAAATAGATAAGACCCAAAAGTTTACAAGAAAATTAAAAAAGAAAATTAAAACTTGGAGATCATCTGCTGATAAAGTTATGGAAAGAGTAGCTAATCACGGAAAAGATTTAAATTGTGATGTGGTTGTATTTGGACATACCCACATGCCAGAGCATAAAAACGTCAATGGAATAGAATGTGTTAATTTAGGTTCTCAGTGTGATCTACCAGTTACATACTGTAAAATAAGTAATAAAGGTAACATAACTTTAAAAAGTTTAGATAAATAGTAATAGTTATGTTCGTAGGTATTTTAGCTTTAACCGCATTTATTATTGCTGGTGTGGCAGCATATTTTTCTGTTTATGGTATTGCTACACTCTATGCAGGAGCATTTATTTCTGTTCTTGTCATGGCAGGAGCTTTGGAAGTCGGTAAGCTTGTAGCAACAAGTTTTCTTTACCGATACTGGCACAAGACTAATCTGTTGTTAAAAACTTATATTCTTGTTGCCATTTTAACTCTGATGGGAATTACATCAATGGGTATATTTGGATTTTTGACATCAGCTTATCAAACAAGTCTTATAGAATATTCTCAAGCAGAAACACAACAAGAATTTTTGGTATCGCAAAAAGCGATACTTGAAAAAGAATTAGAGTCTTTGGCAATGCGTGTTGATACCTTAAATCAATCTCGTCTCTCTCAAGAACAAAGACTCCCATCAATGTCTCGTAGATCAGCAGCACCTGTTTATGAAGATATTAAAAAGTCTGGAGAAGAAATTACACAATCTAAAGGAAGAATGAATCAAATATTTGAAGAAATAAAAGCCCTTGATTTACAAACACTGGAAGCACAAAAACAAAGTGGTAAACAAAAAGATATTGGAACACTCAAATATGCAGCAGAACTTTTTGGAACAGATATCAATACAATTGTTAAGTGGTTCACACTTGCTATTATTGTTGTATTCGATCCTTTGGCTATTGCTTTAGTTTTAGCTTATAACATAGCAGCAAATAAAAAATTTGATGAAGAGGAAATTGTAGTCGAAGATGAAGAAAAAGAAGTTAAATTAATAAGAAAAATTAAAGAAAAAATTTTACCATCAACAGCAAAATATAGAAACTAATATGAAATATAGTAAAAATAGAAAATATAGAGATCAAGAAGTTATTCTTGAAAAAGAAATTAAAACAGTTAAAAAGAAAATTAAAAAGAAGACTTCTGTTTTAGATAAAGTTAAAAACTTTTTTAAAAAACTTTGGAAATAATTTTGAAAGTGGAGGTGAGGAGAGTTGAACTCCTGTCCAAATAATCTAGGCTAAAAGGTCTACATGTTTGAGTGTCTTTAGCATTTCAGCCACCATACGGTAACGGAGACTTTAGGCTGCATAGTGACACTAACTGAGTTTATAGTCTGCCTGTAGACATTATCGCAATCTACATACGGTTGATATTTTGTTGTTACGTTAGAACTACCAACAATCTAACAACCTCTGCTATCAATGATTCTTTAGAGGATCCAGAATCAAGGTTCTTAGGCGGCTAAGAGCATCTCTTCATCCGCATATGAGGCGAGAACCTCATCAGCGTTGTTGAAAATACTCTCGGCTTCTGCCAAGAGATCAGAAGTGAAATCTTCTGCATTTAGTTTTTTAATCGATTTTTTACGAGGCCATCGATTAACCTCGACATGCACTTTTAGTTTCAACTATCTGTCGAAACCAGTACACCCCCAAATTTTCAAAGAACAGATCTATTTAGTCAACCTTCAAAGTTTTACCCAATGAATTGATTGTGGCTTTTTTATTGGTAACCTTAACCAATTCAACGCCTGTGCTATCTTCAGAATAATTGACAATACAAAAACCATTTTGCCAATTTGCGCCTTTAACATAGGTAGGATTCAGTTTACATGCACATCCGATTTCATGGTTCTCAATAATTTCCATTGGACGAGAACCAATCTTTGGAATGGTTTGATATGTTGATCCCAAACGATGAGTATGGCTTGTAATAGTAGAAGCAAAATGTTTTTCAAAATTACCTCTAGCAGAGAAGCCACCATGCTTACGAACAATATCACCATGATAAACAAACACGTTATTTGGCAACTCTACCAAAGAATCCATATCATCTGTAGCATCTACTAAACGAATTCTTGACCAATCAGCTTGAGGATGGAACACCTTCGTATATGAGAGATTCTCTGCAATTTGTGGAAGCTCTAAAAGTTGTTTGATATCATCACTGGCAGAAATGTATCTCCACCAACGACCTTCGATACCATTACCTGAATGGTTTCCATTCGTTTCAAGAATCTCTGCTTTAAATGGTTCTGTAATATCATGAAGAATTTTGAGAAATTTATGATAAGCCTCAATTTCATCATTGATACTATGACCATGACGAGCATCTTTAGAATACTTGCTAATAGAAAGAAGATCAACCGTATCACCATTAAGAATAATTCTTTCTGGTTTCATTTCTTCGACAGCTTGAAGAAAGATGTTGATCGTATCCCAACACTCAAAACCAAAGTGAGTGTCACCAATAATCATTGTTGATTTGTTGGCAACCGAATATGTTTTAGGTTTTACTGGAGCAGGATATTGGACGTATTTAACATTTTCCAAAAACTCTTTCAAACGTTCTTGGCGGAAATCATTTTTGGTCATTCCTGCAAGATAAGGAGTTTCAAAAGATTCCGTAGTTTCTTCTTCAGTAATAATATTGATTGGGTTGTCATTCTCATCAAAAGAATTTTGAACTGTTGTCTTAACAGTAGTATTGCGGCGGCGACCTGTAACCCAATCGTGAATGGTTGATCTTGGAACGCCTAACAGTTCAGAAATTTCTGTTTTGGTTTTACCTCTTCCGTGAAGCTGTAAAACTTTTTTACGTTTAATATTTCGATCTGAATTTATATTCATATTGCCAATATTAAGCTACTGTGGTATATTTGTCAAATCTTTTTTGTGAATAAATATATGATGGAAGAACAAGAATACTTTCAACTGAATGAAAAACTGAAAGAAGAACTGGTTTTAAAATACGAAGCATTTGAAGTTAAAACTATTTTTTATCCTAATGGTTTTAGTATTGTACCATATCCTTTTTATGAATCAATTGCTAGATGGCATAAAGATGTAGATGAGAAAATAATAGCAAGAGGAATGGCTAAAATTTGGAAATATCAAAAAAAGATAAACGATTTGTGTGAAATGTCTGATCCTGTGTTTGAAACTAGCTACGGCCATCCACAAATCGTCTGGGCTATATTTCCTGACAATATTGACACTCCAAATTGATAATTATTAATATCTCCAATGGAATCATATACACACCGAAGATCAGCAGATAAAAGCGATGCTAAAGTTAATATAATTGAATTTTTAAACCAATTTGAAGTAAAACACAGAGCATTTATCAGTTTAATTTTAAGACCGCTGTTTATGCTTTTGATGTTTTTATCTGTAGGATATTATACAATGTGGCTTTCATCAACATACGTTAAACAAACTCAATTTGGTCAATATATCGAAAAACAAGACGTAGAAGACGCAAAACAAGATGAATTAGCCAAAACACGATTTGAAGTAGTACAAACTAAATTGGATGCAATCATCAATCAACAAACAATATACACTGAACAATTAAAATCTGTAAATCAACTGATGGTTAATCAACAAAAAGATGTTGATGATTTAAATGAAAGAGTTACATATATAGAGAGAAATATTAGAAATTATTATTCTGAACCAAATACACCATGAAATATGATTTATTAGTATCAAGTTATCTTGATAAACTTGGAAAACCAAAATATAAAAATTCGTATGTTATATCTTACGATCAAAAAAGATATACTTTAAGTGCCAATACACCAAAACAAGCAATGGCATTTATTGGTAGAAAAATTGCGGAAAAAATGAATTATAAAAATCCTGCGATTGTTATTTCAAAAGTTTTACAAAATGCAAAAGTTGTTGAAGAAAAACCTAACCCAGAGACAAAACCAATTGTTAATGAAGAAAAAGCCAAACGTGACCGTTGCTTGCGAAGGGCGGATAGCGTCTACGGTAAAAAAACAAGTGCCTATAAATCTGGCGCGGTAGTCAAGTGTCGCCAAGGTAAAATCTGGAAAAAGAAAAAATGAATTTAAAACAATTAATTTTAGATGTAATTGAAGAAGGTTTTCAAAAAGAAAAAAAAGAAGGATTGCATGGTTGGTTTTCTAGAAATAAAGGAAAGGGTTGGGTGGATTGTAAAACAGGAAAAACGTGCGGAAGACAAAAAGGAGAAAAAAGAAAAGGGTATCCTGCTTGCCGTCCAACCAAATCTATGTGCAATTCTCGTAAAAGACACAAGAAAGGTTCTAAAAGAATTTCTTGGAAAAAAGGAGATAAGGCATCTTAAAAAGTATAAGTATTCATACAATGAAAACAAAAGACCAAATGCTTTTAGAACAAGCTTATAATAAAATTTTAAATGAAATAAGCGGTTTCGATGAAGATGATAGTGCTTCTGATGCACAACAAAACGCACCACAAGATTTAAAAGAAATCGAACAAGATTTGATGAGTGGTGAGTTTGGTGCTGCTTATGGAAAGTTAGAAAAACTTTTAAAATCATTGGAACCATTGGTTGGTGACATGTTCACTAAAGAAGAACCAAAAGGACCAAACTCTGAAGAATTCTTAAAACAAAGAATGAGTTTGAAGTTTGACGAAGAAGATAATCAAAACAACTAAGATTTTCTTTTATGTCTGATCTTTCATTTAAAGATTATTTTCTTTTAAAGGAAGCTTTAGAATTTAAAAATGGTGGGTTTAGAATAACAGCCGATGATGGTGTTAATATAACTCTTGTTCAGCTTTTTAAAGATTTAAAAAATAACTGGAAAGAGCTTGCAAAATTTATTATACAAAATATAAAGTCTCATCATTTTAGTCCTTTAGTTATTATTATATCAATGGCGTTGGCTGGAATAAACACACAAGATTTTATCAATAAAAATCCTGAAGTTTTAAATTATGGAATAAGTCAAAAACTTATCGATAAAGTTGCCATTTTTTTAGATAAAAATCCCGAAGCTTTAAAATTATTTCAAAAATGAAATCTTATAAGCAAGGTGTTGTAAACACAGACGATCATCCAATTTTAAGAAAAACTCAATTAGTGAGTATAATTTCCGAAGAAGATGATTTTTATATTGTTAAACCATTAATATCTTGTTTTGAACAAAAAATTTTAAAAAAAGATTTAATTGTTAATTGACATCAACCGATGTTTAAGGTAAGTTTATAGTATATTAAATGCCTGGTTAGTTTAATGGTAAAACGGTTGATTTGTAATCATCTGACACCAGTTCGATTCTGGTACTGGGCTTTTTAAATTGCGGGATAGCAGTTCTGGTGAACTCAAGTGTCTCATAAGCACTTTTAGGTGGGTTCGATTCCCACTCCCGCTACCAACTTATGTATGTACCATCTAAGCATTTTGAAAACCCTGAACAAGAAATAGTTTGTCTTTTAACAGGAGAATCTTATGTTTATTTAGAAGGCGATGATTTATCTCTAATAGATCCAAAATATCATGAAGGATCTATAACAGAGCTACCAAAAAGATTTTTTCAACATCCTACTGGTATTTCAAAAGGAAATGGACAAGTTAGAATTTTAATGCCCAAGATCCAATAATGTGACGAAATCTTAACTTGTTAGTTGGCACAAATGGTGCTAAATAAATGTGTGAAAGGAGGTATACATGGAAAAACATTATCAAACACACCAATTGGGGATTGTTTTTGGTCCTTATGGTTCAGTTGGATATGTAGGAACAATACAGCGAGAAGATTTGAAAGAAATCGCTCAGATTTTTTTCGGATTGTTTCGTTGGGTTAAAACAACTTTAGCTTCATTGTTCTAATCATAAACACAACCCCTCTCGAAAGAGAGGGGTTTTTTATTTGACTTTTAAAATATTTTTAGTATATTCTTATTATGGACATCACATTTTTACTTCTTCGTTGGTTGGCAATTTTTACTGGATATTTTTTAATTGGATTAAGTATTGGTGCAGTATTATCTTTCATTTGGATTTCTTGGCGAGAAAAAAGAGCCAATAAACAATTCATGAAAGAAATTCTAAGTAAAAGAAAATAATTTTTATGTCGCCATCGTCTAACGGTTAGGACACATGGTTTTCATCCATGTAATCGGAGTTCGATTCTCCGTGGCGATGCTTTTGCGGAATTAGTTTAATGGTAAAACTGGACTCTTCCAAAGTCAGGACGAGGGTTCGATTCCCTCATTCCGCACCACTTGACTTCTTTGTTTTGAAAATAAATTAATCATATGATTAATGCAGAAGTAAGAATACCAAAACGAGGAGATGCAAAACTTAATTTAGATAGAGCACTTCAAAGACTAAAAACAAAATTAATGATCGAAGGAACTATGGATACTGTTCGATCAAAAAGAGCTTTTGAAACACCTAAAGAAAGAAGTGAAAGAAAACTTAAACAAAGATTAAAAATGATCAAGAAAAAATCTTTGACAAAAAGTAGATAAACGTCTATAAATGATAATGTGAAAACATTAATCATTCACCCAAAAGATACAAGTACTGTTTTTTTAGAACCAATCTACGAAAAGATTGATAACAAAACAGTTATCCAAAAAGATTGTTCCTTTGAACAACTTATTAATCTCATTGAAACACACGATAGAATTATGATGATGGGTCATGGTTCTCCTGATGGATTATTTTCTATTGGTAATTTTGATGAGGGGTATGTTATTGATAAAAATATTGTGGATTTTTTAAAAAAGAAAAAAGAATGTTTTTATCTTTGGTGCAACGCTGATAAATTTGTTGAAAAATATCAATTGAATGGATTTTATTCAGGAATGTTTATTTCCGAAGTTAATGAGGCAAATTTTTGTAATGTGAATACCGATCAAAAATTGGTTAATGAATCAAATTATTCTTTTTCTAAAATTGTTTCTAAATGGGCAAATTATGATATGAAAAACTTGTATGATAATGTAAAGATGGAATATAGCAAACTTGCAGAGTTTAATAATGTAGCTCTTTATAATTTAAAAAGACTTTATTATCAAACTAGCATAAATATTATTTGACAAAAGGAAAGATCTTTGATATGTTAGTAATACGATTTGGTGGCAGTTATAACCAAATCAGGATAAAAATTTTTGCTTGTTGGTGAGTTGGGGTTTTTATCTGAGCTAGGGGAGCCAAGCTGCGGTAAGCTATGATCCTATGCATTTATACAATACAAGCTATGGACGAAGTTGTGTTCTGCGGATTGCGGAGCCTTCGTTGAGTAGTGGGACAAATTCTAGAATAAAACCCACTAAACACCAATTCGGGTTAATCTTGTAAGAGGAGCCGACTTTCCGTGGTTGTATAAACATGGCTGAGATTAGTCCTGAATCGTCGCGGGTAAACGATTCACATTTTCAGTAAATATTATTGTTATTTTTCTCGCGGAAACTTAGAGGTTTTTGCGAAAGGAGATAACAATGACATTAATAATAGGAACAATAGTCTTAGCATTTAACATTAAACTTGCATGTTTAGGTTATTTGGTAATGATTACAGAAATGTTTGGCAGACACACTCGATAATGAATGATTCTGACTAACGTTTTTGAAACAAGGGTAGAGAAATCTACCCTTGTTTTTTTATAACTTAATGATATATTGTTTACATGGGTGCGATGGCTGAGTGGTCTAAAGCAGGAGTTTACTAAACTCTCGAAGTTTAATCGCTTCCGTGGGTTCGAATCCTACTCGCACCGTTTTTTATGGAAATAACAGAATACGATCCGTTTAAAAAATCAATTGTTCCTTATGGCTTAGATAGGGGTGCTCCTAAATTTGATATAATTGAAACAAAAACTAAAAAAGATCAGCACTACAATCTTGCAGTGCAACAAGCACAAAAAGAATTTGAAAATCTTAAACAAATAGCTGATGTAATTAATAAACAAGCTCAACAAATAAAAGAGCGTTTAGAAATTACAGAACTTGTATATAACGCCGAACGTACCTTTACCCCTGTTGTTGGAGCCAACTACTGGCTTATAAAAGATACAAAAAAAAATAATATAAAAATTGTTGTTTTGGGTCCGAAAGAATGGGCTACAAAACATCCAGAAAATTATGAATATATTTCAGAAGTTCAATTTTTAGCTAATGGACTTTGGGAAAAGTTGTGATAATATATCAATATGAAAAAGTATGCTATACATATTAAATTCAAAGGACGTAATTTTAAATTAAACATTTTACCAAAAGATGATGATAGATTTGATTTGGAAATGGAATTTAAAGGTTCTCTATCTGGAGAAGATTTTCAAGATTTAAGAAAATATCTTGTTGATGAAGGATATGTAGATGCTGCCAGAAGTTGGATAGAAGGAGATAGTTATCTGGCAAATTAATTTTTGGGTAGATGGCTGAGTTGGTCTAAGGCGTCCGACTTGAAATCGGAAGTGGGGGAAACTTCACCGTGGGTTCGAATCCTACTCTACCCGCCATTTAAGGAGTCATAGCTCAATTGGTCAGAGCACCGCCCTGTCACGGCGGGGGTTGCGAGTTCGAGCCTCGTTGACTCCGTTTTTGAATAAGTATAACATATGTTTGAAAGCGGAAACTCATTTGAAGATAAAACATCTGATGCTTTTATAAATGAAGCAACAAAAGAAACGTTAGATAATTTAAAAATTAACCCACCAAAATTCCAAGCGGTTTTTGATGACGGTTCAACTGTAGATTTTGAAATTTACGAAGAAGCTATGGGTTTTTTACATAAAAACCCAAACTGTAAAGTATTTGTAAAATGAAATTTAAAATTTATTTTGAATCAAAAAATTTTAATTTAAATGTTTATTATAAACTTTTAAATAATTTTTTGAATTCACAAAAAAACTGGAACTTAAAAAAAATTGAAAATGATCCATATAACCAAATGGAAATTGTTGATGAGAATGGAAAAAGGTATGGGAAAATTGAAAGAGATTATGATCCTGAAACAAAAACATTATATTTAAATCATATCGGTGTGGGGTTTGATGAAAACGGTCAAAGAATGAAAGGTTTGGGGTTGGTTGATTTAATTTATAATTTTGAAAAACAAATCGTGCAAATGTATGGAATTGAAAACGTTTGCACAGAACCAGTAAATGATATTACAGATAAAAAATTCAAAGAAATATACCAAGATTACAAAATAGAGCAAAAAGACAATTATATTTGCGCCTCGATTAAATAAGTATAAGATATGAGAAAAGATGATATTAGCATTAACGAAGCTTACTTAAAAGTTTATCAAAATTTAGAAGAAGGCATGTTTGATGTCGCTAAAGCCAAAATTGGTGGTGCAATTAAAGGTATTGCGCCTGGTAAAAGATTAGGCGCAATGGCAGCAAAAGGATTAGGAAAAGCTGCTGGTATGCTGAGTCCAACAGCAGGAAAAATGTTACAACAAACAGGTGAGCGTTTACAAAAATCTGCATCAGAAGCTGGTATGGCTGGTAAAATAAACTCAATCATGAAATCTCATACAGGCAGCATTCAAAAGATTGCTCAAGAAGTCATTAATGATTTAAACAAATTAGATTTAAATCCTGAAAATCTTACAGCCGAACAATTTGCTTCCCAAATAACACAAGATTTCACATCTTATTTAAGCTCACAGCTTCCAGAATCGCAAGTTGATGTTTCTGGTATTGGAATTGGATCAACAGTTAAAGATAAAGAAGGAAACGCTTATCGTTATACTTCTCCTTCAGAAGTTGATCCAGCAACAGGCAAACTTAAACCAGCAACTGATAGTGCCAACAAAGAAGGTGCTAAATGGTATGAACTGAGTGGTGGTGGCAAATCAGCATATGAGATTGCTGGGGACAGCGATGAAATGCAAAAGAAAATTTCTATTGCTTTCAAAAAACAAGGCCAATCTCAGCCAGAAACACCAGAAGAAGAAAAACCAAAAATGCCCGAATTTTAATTTATCTTGCTTTCTTTGATTTTTCTAGTAAGATAATAATATCGGGATGTGGCTCAATTTGGTAGAGCATCTGCTTTGGGAGCAGAGGGTTGCAGGTTCAAATCCTGTCATCCCGACCATTTATTCTTGACAATATTTTGTTTTTATAATATTGTCTATGGATGAAAAATGAAGTTATTTATGATTTAAGAACTTAAAAATGTAACAAAATCTATGTTAATAAAACATTACATCAAAGAAATAAACTCTGATATTTTTGCGGTTGTTATTAAAAACAAATATGATCGTGCCATGCTTTTTTGTCGCGCCCAAGAATATTATGAAAGTCCAAGTCCTAAGTTTCGTGGAAAACAATTTTCTATTTGGGACTATATGAAATGGTATGATGAACAACATGGAAGAGGATTTAGTTATGCAAATGATTGGTCTGGTTTCAACATTCCTTTGAGACAAATAAACGATTGTTATAACAAATTAAACAAGATAGAGTCTCCTTATGATAAACTAATGTATGATATTTTGGCTGTTTTGAATTTAAAATATCTTGCGACAAATGAATCATACGTGATTGGTTGTGGTGACACAAAAGGTGATATCTTTAAACATGAAGTCTGTCATGGTCTTTATTACACCAATAAAGAATACAAAAAGAAAATGGATGCTTTGACTAAAGGACTTCCAAAAAAATATTACGAAGCATTCAAAAAAAATATTTTAAAAATGGGATATGCCGCAAAAGTCGTTGATGATGAGATACAAGCATATCTTCAATATGGATATGAAAATGAAGATTTTGGAAAAGGGGTTGACATTAGTGTTCGTATCGAATATAGTAGTCTTTATAAACAACAATCAAAATTATGAAAGCAAAACATCAATTCAAATATACATACGACGAATTTTGTGAAAACTTTTCACCAGTTGAAGTCATTTTTGATATACCAACAGGAGAAGTAACTATTACTCAAATGCTTTGGAATTTTGAGTGTTACTTGAAAGCTTGTGGCTTTGTCTTTGATGGACATTTGGAAGTTGTACCAGAAAGTGGTTATGATGTCATCGATGATACAGACTATTGTTGTATGGGTGATACTGATGGTTTAGAAGATGAACAATATATTATACCTCCAACAGTTAAATCTCCTTCTTATTGGGATAATCAACCGTCAAGCATTTGTTCTTCTGATAAACACAACATAACAGCGGAAGATCCTAAAAAGTTTTTTCCTCAACATGATAGCGGTCTTTCTACTACTTCTAGTTCTTTAGATAATGAGTGGACTAAAGCAGAAAAGAAACTCAAAGAATGGAATGAGGGAATTGCTAAACTTGATAACGAACAAAAAGAGAAAGCTAATGAAGATGCTCGTAAAATGTCTGATCTTCATTACGAAGCCACAAAAGAAGTGGTTAAGAATAAATGGGTTCATGGTATGTGCAATCCACCTTCACCTGATTGGAAAAAGAATAAATGAAGAAACCTACACAAAAACAAAAGATCGAAATGTATGAAAAATTCTTACATAAGATCAATATGTGTGTAATGTGTTGTAATGATACAGGAGTTAGAGAACTTGTACACAATGCAGATGATTGGTCTTATATGCATCGTGTAGGAAACGGAGAACCATCTGAAAGAGAACAACAAAGATTGATTACAAAAGCATTTTGGCAACTTTGCGATACTCCAGAATCAGATAAAGAAGTCGAAGAAAGACAAAGAATATATACTGAAAAGAAAAAAGAAAGAGAAGAAGCTGCTATAAATTTATGAAAAAGAAAAATAATAAATTCCAATACAAACCATATCCATCAACGGATGTAAGATCACCATATTATGATTCAAAATCAACAATTACGGAGGAACATTACACACTAGACGGAGATCATCCCGAAGATCGAATCTATAGAGATAAAGAATTTATCAACAGACTTCAATCACATATTGATATAGTATATGATATTTTAGCTATGGACTTAAAACTTAACGAAAAGGGCAAAGAATGGCTTTTTGATTTTGTTTATAACGAAGAAGAAAATATTGAGTTTGAAGACTTCTTGGCAAAGTATAAGGTCAAGTATAAAGATCTAGTTACTTCAAATAGCTGGTATTATAATCAATAAAATATGATAACAAAACTAGTAGCATTATTCGCAATAGTCACCGCATCTATTGGATTGAGTGTAGCAACTCTCATTTATGGATGGGGATTAGAACCTAAAAGCTGGACCGCAATTATATTCTTTGGTATAGTTGGTCAAGTTATTGTAAGCAGTCTTTATAGAAAAATTATGGAAGATGACAAATGAAATACAGAATTAAAGAAGAAATAAAGATGGGTAAACATTACTTTTACCCTCAATATAAAAAATTCCTATTCTGGAAGAATATGACTGAACGTGATGTTAAGGATGTAGTTGTATACCCTCACCTAAAAGGAGCTAAAGATCATATTGAAATCTTTAAAGAGAGACTAAACAAGAAAAAGAAGCTTGATAGTTACAAACAAGTATTGTATCATTCCTATATATCATAGATGAAATATAAATTTGTAGAAACTCAAGGTTGCACGGCATTTGGCTTCACTGTCAATGATGAAGACCTTGCTAATGTTTCCAAAGAGAAACAAAAAGAAATTATTGATTATCTTTGTGAAAAAATGAAAGAAGAAATTGATAAAGGAACTGTTTTGTTTTCAGATATTGTTGGAGTTTTTCAAGAAACGGATCATGGTTCTGAAAAAGAACCTTGCGATCAATGCTATGATACTGTAAGCTGGACTATATGGGAGATTTAACTATGAATACAAATGAATATGTAAAAATTCTAGAAGAAGAATGTGGCAAAAACCAAGCACACAAGAAAAAAAGTATCAAAAAAAGTACAGGTATAAATGCTCTTTACATACCAGAAAAACCAAAGCCAGATTACAGTTGGACGATTAAAGATCGTTTAAAAAATACTTTTATAATTCTTAATAACCGTTGGGTGTTTTTGAAAAACTACAACCCTCTGGATTTTAGATCTTATGAAGAAGAATATAACCCATATGGGTTTGATAAGATATATACTAAATTTCACAGAACATCGACTCCATTAACTCGTTTTAAACTTTTTTGGGGTGAATTTGAAACTACTTTAAAAAATATTAAAGATGGTTTTTTATATACCCCACTCGCTGTTAAACATTATCAAAAAAATAAAGAAAGAATATCTTGGTTTGAAGAAAATCTTTCAAAGATGTTTGCCGATAAGTTAGATGTTGATGTCAGAAAAGTATTGCATAAACATGGGTATGATCTTGACGGACAAGGTAGAATTTGTTATAAAGTAAAAGAATGAAAATTATAATTTTATCTTTACTTTTAACTGGATGCACAACGCTTACAGATAAAATGGTAAAACCAGCTATTAATGAAGATAACTATTGGAAAACTCCTTGTATTTGGGATGGAACTATTTTAAAAAAACCTTGGCTCAAAAAAGATATAACTACAAATGAGCGATAAATTAAAACAAATTATGGAAGAAATCAGTAAATTAACAATTACTGAACTTAATGAACTTATTAAAAGTTTAGAACCTATCTTTACACCAGAAAATAAAACAGATGAACACGGAAATAATTGACGAACAATATAAAACACATCTTGTTAAAGAGTATGAGCGTCTTAAAGATGAAGTTGAATTATACAAAAAAGTTAATCTTAGTTTAAGGAAAGAACTTACGATGTGTGAAAAACTTATTGAATTAAACATAAAAGATCTTTGGAACATAGCCGATCAAAGAGATTGGTATTATGAAGAATATCAAAAATTAAAAAGAAAAGAGGAGCTTAAACAAGCTGCTTGGAGAAGAAAATAGATTGAATGGATTTATTATTTGTTTACGGTACTTTAATAGAAAATAAAAAAACAAAAATACATAAACTTTTAAACAAAAATAGTTTGTATATATCTAAAGCTGTTTTTCAAGGTAAACTTTATGATACAGGAAAATATCCAGCAGCAATAAAATCTAATAAAAAAAATGACATGGTTATCGGAAATATAATAAAAATATTAGATTTAGAAATATTAAAAAAAATAGACGAATATGAAGGATTAGAGTATAAAAGAAATATAACGACATTAGTAGCTAATAAAAAAAATATAAAAGCTTGGATTTATCTTTATTGTAAATCGATTGAGAAACATAAAAGAATAATATCGGGTAATTGGTTAAAATATAAAAAAATAGATTGACTGATTAAATATATCTGGTAAATTAGATATAGTTCTTTGAAAAATTTAAAAAAGTTTAATGTTGGCTAGTCGAACCAGCATTAAAAATCCTGATGCGAAACCCATCAGGTAACAAGGTATGCAACTCTACCTCTCTATACAACGGATACGTGTCCGTGTTCTGATCAGACATATAGAGTCCCATAGTGGATAACTTAAAAGTGAAAAAAAAGAGTGTAGGTTCTGGGTAAACCGAAGCTAGATTGGCTAAAACCCTTGTCCCGAAAGGGGTAAAGGTTCTGTGTTCTGATTCTAAGCATTATGGCCCAATCGAACAACGATTGGCTTAGATAATGCCAGCAGATTAAGGCGCAACTTAATCGTCAGTCTGGTCCTGTTTGCGACAAAAACACCAATTTTTATAATCCGAGAATCCTAACGAGATTCTAGTCAGTACCCACTGATGAATAGAAGCTGTTCGTTACAGTAATAAGGGGGATGGTTGCCGTGACTCGCATACGGTGTGCGTAAGTTGACTCGTCTGAAAAGATAGGGAGTCCGTGCTTGATTCCGAAAGGAAAATGATGGTATGTAAAGACAGCCGAAATTTTTTAATTCTTTTATAATTTAATTCCTTGGTGGGCTAACGGTAAGCCAACAAACTGTTAATTTGTTCATCATGCTGGTTCGAATCCAGCCCAAGGAGCTTTTATTAAATGTATAAAAATGGTGTTATACTAAGCCAAACCATTATATAAAATGTTACATATAATATGTAAGTATTATATATGAGTATAAATGCAGATCGTGTTAAAGCTTGGAGAAAAGATACTAAAAATTTAATTGTTGAAGGGTTTGGAGGAAAATGTTGTATATGTGGTTATGATAAATGTGAAGAAGCTTTTGATATACACCATATAGATCCTACTCAAAAGACATTATCTTTTGGAGGAATAAGAGCTAATCCTAAACAATGGAAAATTTTATTAAAAGAGTTAGAAAATTGCGTTTTATTGTGTGCTAACTGTCACAGAGAATATCATGCAGGTAAAACTAACATCCCAAAAAATATTCCAAAATTTGTAGATTTAAAAGAAAAAAGAAAAATAAAAACATATTGTCCAATTTGTAATAAGCAAAAAGCAAATTATCTTATAACTTGTTCAAAAACTTGTGCTGCAAAAAGAAAATCTCAAATCGAATGGGATAATTTTGATTTATATGATTTACACGTAATTCAAAAATTAAGTAATCTTAAAATAGGAAAAATAGTTGGTGCTTCTGATGTTGCAGTTATAAAAAGATTAAAAAAATTAAAAATTTATCAACTTCAAAATAATTAGTGTATAATTACTATTATGAAAAAACTATTATATACTATTATCTTTGTTAGTATTTGTTTACTTGTTTCTGGATGTTATAGCACAAAATCTATGGGCGATTCAGAAAAAGCAGACAAATATCTTTTTATCTATTAACTTAAATTATTTTTGATTACAACTATCTAAAAGTTCTTTATAAACTCTGTTTATATTTTCCATAGCTTGACAGAGCATAGATATGGAACTTGGATGATTAATAGCATTAGAATATTCTTTTATTTCTTCAGCATTTGCTGAAATGGTCATTCTTAATCTAATTTCTTTAGGTGATATAGAATTTTTTTTATTTGAGTCGCAACAAGAAGCAACTGTTTCATATAATTTTTCTAAACTGGTTTGGTCTTTTTTCGCCATAATAATATTTATACAATTAAATCACTAACAATCAAAATTAGAGTTTTTGCTCTTGTTTCAAATTCTTCATCAGCACAAGGAGTTTCCAGTGTGCAATATGGAATGTTTCTTCTTCTCAATGCACGTTCTAAAGTTCCCTTATATGGTTGCTGACCATTTGAAATAACACCTTGATCTGTAACATCCCCATGTGCTTTTACTGCCAGTTGGATTTTACTTTTCATTAAAGCACCTTTTACCTTGTCTTCAATTTCTGGAGAACAATAAGCATAAACTCCATCTACTTCATCATCTTCGTGTAAAGAAATAACAAGTGTTGGATTCAGTTCTTCAATTTTAGAAAGAAGTCTGTCTTGTAAATCGTTTTGATCATCAGTGTCAAAATGACGATTGGGATCTTTTCCATTCAATCTTCTTTTCTTAGTTTTATTTAAATTAGAATAAACCTTGACGTTTGGGAGATTTTTAAAATAGTTTGCAGCAATATTTCCAGCAGGTTCATCACCATGCAAACCACTAACAATCACAAAAACGTTTGGGTTTAAAAGATTTTCTACTAATGCGTCAAATTTCACTTTAATACTTATTTTCTTATAGACAAAAAGCCAAGTTGTGATAAAATAAAAAAAATGAAAAAGTACTGCATATTTCCTGATGAAACTAAAATAGAACTTCATTCAATTTTAGATGTAACAGATACACAAACATATATCTGTTATTATGATGAAAATCTTCCACAAACACTTTGGGTTCCGAATGATTTTTTGAGCAATGATTAAACACGTTGATGTTATTGTCGGTCTTGCTTGGGGGGATGAAGGCAAGGGTAAAATTTCAAGTGCAATGGCCAAAGACTATGATATGGTCTGTCGTTGGAATGGTGGACCAAATGCTGGTCATACTGTTTATTTGGATGGGAAAAAATACAAAACCCATCTGATTCCTTCTGGTGTTTTTCATGGAAAGAAATCTGTTATCGGTCCAAACTGTGTTCTGAATATTGAGAAGTTTTTCAAAGAAATTGAATATCTAAAAGAAAATGGATTCGATACATCTTTGGTAAAAGTTCATCCAAATACTCATGTGATTACGGATGCACACATTGAATATGATCTGAAACATTTGAAACCAAAACTTGGAACTACAGGTCAAGGTATTGCTCCTTGTTATGCAGACAAAGCAAATCGTGTTGGTATTCAGGTTAGTAAAGCAAACTTCAATCCCTTAAAAGATTTTATTTGGGATGGAAAATTAGAAGGAAAAATTCTTTGTGAAGGTGCTCAAAGTATTTGGTTGGATATCAACTACGGTGATTATCCTTATGTGACAAGCTCTGAAACATTTCCTCACAATGCTTGTTCGCTTGGATTTTCACCCAAGAAAATTCGTGATATTATTGGTGTCGCTAAAATCTATGATACCAAAAGTGGAGTTGATCCGTTGTTTCCAGAATGTCTTTGGAGTGATGTAAAACTAAACAAGTTAATTGAACTTGGTCAAGAATTTGGTTCTACTACAGGAAGAAAAAGACTTGTGAATTGGTTGAATTTTGGAAGATTAAACAATGCTATTAATCTTTCAGGTTCAACCAAAGTAATCATCAATAAGTGTGATGTTTTTGAAAAAGTTGGAATCTTCCGAATTAATAATTTTTACGAAACATCTTTGGAAACAAATTCTTTTGATCAGTTAAAAGACATCATTAAAAAGTCTTTGGTAAATCAAAACATCAATGGATTAAAACCAAATAATATTATTTTTTCTGGTGATCAGACGAATATTTAAATTAATCTTCAAAAAAACTTCCGTGCATATCCCATGCTATTTTGTCTAGTGCTGTTGAATCCATTTTTATAAAACTAGTGTTTTTTAACAAATCAACTAAAAGCTTTTGAATTAACTCAAACTCATTGTCTAAATTTTCATAGGGAGATAATGAATATTTTTTAGAGTAATATTCTAAGACATTAGGATTTTTAAATGCTCTATCAATAAATTTATCTAAAAGTTTTTTTGCAATTACATCCAGATTATCGCCTTCTTCGGTAAGAAAATTTTGATATCCGAACATAACAGATGGATTTAAAACGGCTTCGTTAGAATCGTTTTCTTCCTCACGATCATCTTGCTGTGTATATAAGTTCGACTTATCGAGTTTATCTAAATTTCCTGCCGACATTTTCATATCCGAATCGGGTAATTCTTCGTTTGTATTAACAACTTCTTTTAAAACTTTTTGATAAGCATCTTCTAATAAAATTTGATCTTTGCTTTTCATTATGATATATTTACTCCAAATTTAATCAATTTAATATGATAAATATGAATATAGTGAACGTGGCAGATACTTCTTTATATAAAGAATTCTTAGCAATGAGAGAAGAAGTCATGAAACACAAGTGGTATGAATCCGAAAAAGCTGGATATGATATCGGCTTCGCAAGAGCAGTGATTGATTGGACAATGAGGTTTAAAACTCAGTGGATTAAAAATAGAAAAAAAAAAATTAAGATTCTTTGTATCTAGGTGAATGGGAAAGATCAATTATAATTTCTCGCATTTTATCAAATTTTTGATATAATGGCTTGAGATCTTCAGAAGTAAAAGCATCTTTTAAGTTTTGATCGTTTAAAAGAGACTCTACTGTATTTAAAGCTTTAAAAAAAGCTTCTTTAGCAAGTCTTTTTGATCTAGCTTTTCTTAAAAAATAATCGGAACTATATTCTTTTAATATTTCATTTTCATATGCTTCGGATAACATATTTAAATCTTTTCTATTCATTATTTAATATTTACAAAAAATACTTGTATCTTTTTAAAAATATGCCATAATTATATTCTATGGTTAAAACATATATCAAACTAATGGTAGTTGGAATTATTGCATTGACTTCTACAGTCATGGCTGGTTCTGACTTGAAATCAAGCAAAGAAGTCGTTGTAGATTCTTGCCGCTTTCGCAGCAATGAACTCCAATTAGACCTCTTTGGTTCTGGTGCGTTCTATAAGCAAGGTAAACCTGCTTGGGGTGGTGGCGTTGGTGTCAACTACTTCTTCCTCAAGTATGTTGGACTTGGCGTAGAACAAACCTTGGTTGGTCGTGAAGATGTTGCTGAATGGGGAACATTCGGTAACTTGTTTCTTCGCTATCCAATCTGTTCTTGGAACGTAGCACCTTATGCCGTTGCTGGTCTTGGTGCTCTCTACGGACAAACCAAAGCAATCCTTGCTGGAACTGTTGGTGGCGGTCTTGAGTATCGCATCACTGACAATATTGGCATCTTTGCAGATGCTCGTTGGCTTTACAATGCCAACGTCAGCAACAGTGGAGCAGTTGTTGCTCGCACTGGTATCAAATTTGCTTTTTAATTAAAGTAAATCATGGCTCGTAGTGTAACGGTAACACCAGAGAATTTGGATCTCTTATTCATAGTTCGAATCTATGCGAGCCAGTTTTGGGTAAGCGGTAACGTTGGAGAGTTACTTCAGACTGTAAATCTGACGCCATTGGCTTAGTAGGTTCGAATCCTTCCTTACCCATTTTCTTTGAAATTTTAGCTGGATTAGTGTAACTGGAAGCACCGACAGTTTTATAAACTGTGTGCCCTAGATGAGGGCCGAGCGCGGGTTCAATTCCCGCATCCAGCATTTTTCGCACAGTTAGCTCAGTGGTATGTTTAAATTCTTAATCCTATATCTTTTCTTATATGTGGATCTTTTAGAATTTTTTCTGTTTCTGCTACAATAAGTGTCTGTCTGTGAATGACAATTTGGACAAAGCAATCTAATATTATTAGGATAGTTATTATCGGAATTACCATCAATATGATCTAAATGTAATGATATGTCTTTATTTTTCCAATTTGATATTTCACAAACCTCACATTTATATCCTCTTTTAAATTGTAAAAATTTTTTTAAAGTAGCAGCTTGTGAACATTTATTAGATTCTATTTTAGGAATAGTTATATTGTTAAATGTATAGTTTCCTTGACAAGTATTGTTACAATACTTTCCAAAACTTTTACTTTCATCGTATTTTATTTCTTTTTTACAGTTTAAACAAAAAGAAGTTTTCATATATCATATTTATCCGAGCTATTATACATAAATAAGAGGTCGGATAAATAAAATATAGTTGATTAATAAGATATTTTAATATAATATATAAATATGGGAGGTTGTTGTAATGGTAGCGATTCGCATTTACACTGCGACAGCAAAGGTTCGATTCCTTTACCTCCTACCATTTGGGGGATTAGTTAAGTGGTATAACTCCTGATTTGCATTCAGGTGTCACCAGTTCGACTCTGGTATCCTCCACTTTTTTCTTGTCATTATTTAAACATCTGCTAGACTTAAAAATATGAATTCTTATATCACCGAATTTTTTGGAATATTGATGATGCTTAGTTTTATGCTTTGTTATATTCCACAAATTGTTAAAATTTATAAAAACAAATCATCAGAAGATGTTTCTCTGATGTTAATTTTAATGTCTATTGTTGGTTATATCTCAGGGATGATTTATATGTTTTTAACTGCTTTTGGTCTTTGGTGGTTTTTAAATTATTGTGTGGGTTTGATCATGTGTTCTATACTTGTTTATGCATGGTTTAAATTTAAAAAAGATAAAGATTACGATTCTTATTAAAAATGAAAAAAGTAATCACTGTAGATTTTGATGATACTTTAGCTGCTACAGAAGATGGTGCTTGGTATAGCACAAGCTTGGTGCCGATTCCAAGAATTCTAAATTTTGTTAAACAAAAACATAAAGAAGGATACGAAATCCATATTGTAACTTTTAGAAATTGGCAAAACAAAGCAGACGTTGAAAGGTTTTGTCAAATACACAAACTACCAATTTCATCTATTGTCTGCACAGAAGGAACAAACAAAGTTCCCTTTTTAAAGAAACTTAATAGTGAACTTCATGTTGATGATAGTGTAGAAGTTTGTACGCTATGTATAATGGCAAAAATTGATATTTTGCTTGTTGATTGGGGACAAGATGAACACAACACTACTGCTAAATTTATGCCAAAAATTTAAACAAAAGATACCATATCAAGAAAGCTAATATATAGTATCTCACAAAAATATTTATTTGCATTTGCCAATTAAAGTGTTATATTTTTAGTACTATGATTAAAACTGTACAAAAGAAAGAAGAGTTCTTCATCGAATTTACAGATGAAGAAATGAATGAATTGGGGTTTAAACCTAATACAAAATTCACAGTAGAATTAAGTGAAGACAAAAGTGGTTTAAAGTTAATTCCCCACGAAGAAATTGATATCGATCTTAATGAATTTTCAAAAGAAGATTTAATTAATATTATTGTTGCTGCAAATAAGGTAGATATGACTTTTGAAGATTTTGTTGTTGACTCTTTGACAAAATTCTGTGAAGCTCATAAAGAAGAAGAAGACTAAAATATGTTAGTAGTCAAAAACAAATTGGCTCCTAGTTCTATACATGGATTGGGTGTTTTTGCGGAAGAATTTATTCCTTCTGGTTCGGTTATATGGAAATGGTATAATGGTATAGATGGTAAAACAACTATTGAAACTATAAAATCTTTACCAATAGCTTGTCGGGATTTTTTTAAAGTTTATGGTTGGTCTGAAAATGGTATATACAAATATTGTATAGATAATCAAAAATATATAAATCATTCCGATACACCGAATTGTATTCTTATTGATGGTGGAAATACAGGAATAGCAAATAAAAATATTGACGTTGGAGAAGAAATCACAGAAGATTATAAATCATTCGTTGATAATTTTGATATAAAAGATTTTAAATAATTATGAAAGGTTTATTTTACGGTTCTGTTCGCCAAGAAGCAAAAAACCACGAAATTTTATTCTGGGGTTGCTTGCACTGGCATCACAATCCAAAGTGGGATATCCCCATTTGGAAACGTAGAGGATTTGAGTCCGTACAAGAACACGACGAAGCTATTGTTTTAAATTGGAATAGTAAAGCAACAGATAAAACAATTGGATTTATTCTTGGTGACACCATGTTTGGATATGGTGGTCAAGAAGAATTCACGAAACTCATGCGCCGTTTAAAGTTTCAGCGTTTGTTTATCATGTCTGGTAATCACACGGCAGGATGGAAACAATCATTTGAAAGTATCAAAGATAATACACTTTATATTGATGGATATCATAAAGAAGTAATATTTGTTCCAAATTATTTGGAAGCATATATTAACGGTCAGCCTATTGTCATGTGCCACTATCCAATTTTGTCTTGGAACGGAGCAGGAAAAGGTTCGTGGATGCTTTTTAGTCATGTTCATGGTTCACTTGTAAACAGTGAGCTTGGACGTATGTATTTGAAAGATGGAGGTTGTAACTTGGAAGTTTCCGTAGAAGCAACAAAATTTCCTTTGACTTATGGTGAAATTGGTGCTATTATGAAAACTAAATCTAAATTTAAAACAGATCATCATGACGAAAAGGCATCGACCCCATTTAGTTATTAATATGATAATATACATAGGAAAAACAACAATTTATTTTGCTACAAATGTAAAATTTTTAAAATTTGCTTGGTTTCCAAGATGTTCTTACTTTGATGGCGGTTCTTATTTCAAATTAAGTTTTTATTGGTTTCAATCTTTGATTGAGTTTTCCAGAACAAAAAAAAATAAATGTGTTTACAAAAAAATTTCTTTTGAAGAAATGGAAGAAATTTTGAAAAAAGATTTTGAAAAAGAAAAACAAAAAAATGAAAGGATTCTGTTAAATGAATAAAGAATTAGAATTAAAGTTGGTAGAAAAATATCCTAAAATTCTTTTTGATTATGGTGGAGATATGAAAAAAACTTGTATGCATTGGGGAATGGAATGTTGTGATGGATGGTACGATCTTTTAGACGAATTATTGGCTAAACTTGATTATATATCTAAACATTCGGGTGTTCAGGTTGTAGCAGATCAAATTAAAGAAAAATTTGGAACATTAAGATTTTATTACTCAACGATTATTAAAACCGATTTTAACGTAGAACCTGTTGTTGATAAAATAATTTCAGATGTTGTTAATGCTGCTGAACGTCAATCAGCTTATGTTTGTGAAAAATCTGGTAAAAGGGGTGTAACTTGTTCTAGTGTGGGTTGGTTGAGAACTCTATGTAAAGAAGAGGCAGATAAAGACGGCTATATCCCAATCAATCCACGCGATGCAAAATATTGGGATGAACTAAATAGTAAAAAGAATGATAAAGATCATTAATATTATAGTTTGTGTACTTTTAACATCATGCACTTATAATGATATGAGAAAGTTGTTTATTGATAGACCAGATTCTTATACTAAATTTTCTGGTAATTTTAATTACACCAAAGAACAAACTGAAAAAGCTAAAAATCAAATTGGTGTAAATTTCAAAAAACCATTGCACGAAACTAAAGATAAAAAAAAGCTTTATTACGTTGGTGGTAGCGTATATCACAACTATGATTATTTTAACAGGTCTTATCATGTTAACGGGTTTGGACAATTAGGAATGGAGTTTTAATATGGGATTATTTGATACATTTTATTTTAAAAATTACAAACTGAAAAGAAGTATTTTACCTAAAAACTTGGGTGAGTTGACTTTGAAAGAAATTCAAGACGCTCAATATCAAACAAAAGATTTGGGTCAAACATTTACTGGTCACTTTTATCTAAAAAAACATAAAAATTCTTATCGTCTTTTCAAACACGATATTGAATACATTTTTGTCGAGGGCGACCAAAAAGGAAAATCTATTATGGATCGTCTCGGTCACATGGAAGAAGTATCTTCGCAAGAGCTTTTAATTGACAATATCGGAACAAACACCATTAATGTTTATGAGTTTTTTTCCAAAGAAAACCATGATTATTGGGTTGAATTTGGTTTGGTCTTTTTAGAAAATAAACTTTGGAAAGTTAAGTTAAACGAATTTCGAGAAGAAAAAAACGATGATAAAAAATCTTTTGATTTGGAATATAATGAAAAAATGCGTAAGTCGGCAGAATTTTATAAAAGTCCTTTGGGAAAATTTATCCATTTACTCCGAAGAGCATATCTAAAAACCATTTGGAGGGTTCAGCTTTTCATTGGAAACATTTTTATTAAAATTGGAAACGCAATTAAAATGTGGCAACTTCTATGAAATTTATAGAAATTCTTCTTCAAAACAGTACAGTTAAAGAAGCCAAGCTTTACACAGCAGCAAAAAAAGCTAGTTTAAAACCAGATACTGGTGTAACTATTATTAATCAAGCTGCTTATCATGTTATTAAAGATTGTGCATCGATTACATATAGATACCTTCCAATCTATATTTGGGGTCAGTATCAAGATCCGTTTCAAGCATTAAAAGGAAAATTTACAAAAAAGGACATTCAAGATTTTTTAACCGTTGCTAACTCTGATTTCGTTTACCATCAATTACTTTCTTTAATTTTAGATAAGGTTGGTAAAGATTCAGAACCACAAGAACAAAAACCAGTAGTTTCAAATTATGCATCAAGCGATGATCCGTATGGTGATTATGGATCATCTGCATATGAGGAAGTTTCTCAAATATCTACACCAATAAATGTTTCAACATTAGATTTGCTTTGTAACGCTTTTAACGTAACTAGTTAACAATGATGTTAGAATTTAAAAACCCAATACCAGTTGTTACCCCTATGGGTGGTGCTTATGCTATATATGTAGCTAACGGTGGAACTTTTGAAAATGATATTTGGACCGTTGTAATGGAAAATGGTGGAAATATCTTGCATTTTAGATCGGATCAGATTAGAATATACCAAAATGCTACTTTTGATATAAAAAAATCTGATCCATTATGATTAATATATCTAAAATAAAAAACAAGTTAACCTTTACAGAAAGAGACATTTTTATTTGCTCGACAAAAAAAAGATTTCTTTCAAAGAAAACTGCGTTTGAAAAAAATACAAGATCATATAAATGTCCAATTTGCTTTTGTTGGCATAGGGCTACAAAATCAAACAAAAAAGATCCTCTTAAAGATTTTTTTAGAACATACAGAATAAAATGAAAACTTTAGTTATACCAGATGTCCACCAAAGGATCGAATCGGTCAAATCAATTTTAGACGCTGAAAAAGACTACGATGAAGTAGTTTTTCTCGGTGATTGGGTTGATTCTTTTTATGAGCCACCGAAAGTTGCTGGTTTTGAACAAACTTGCGAATACTTAAAATATCTTGTTTTGGAACATCCTAACAAAGATAAATTTGTTTTTTTAATTGGAAATCACGATTTAAGTTATATTTACGAAAATAAAAATTTTTCACCTAATCCAATTTCAAAAACTTTAAAATATTATTGTTCTGGTTTTACAATTTCTAAAGCCAGAAAATTTCGTCGTGTGTTTTTTGATCATGGTTTAAAAGATGATTTCTTTTTTACACATTTTAAATTTGCACATCAAACACAAGGATGGACTTTATCTCATGCGGGAATTTCAATTAAGTTTTTTCCTTATGGTTATACTATGGATCGTTTTGTAAACGAACTTCTCCCTGATGTTTGGAAAAATTTTAGAAATTTAGAATATAATCATAACGAGATCATTTCCGCTGCTGGTTATCATCGCGGAGGAAGCCATCCAGTAGGTGGTGTTATATGGCACGATTGGAGAGCAGAATTCCATCCTATTTTAGAAACTGGTAAACAAATTGTTGGTCACACAACAATCAAAGATCCTGAATGTATTCACATGAATACACCCTTAGAATGTTGGAATTTAGATACAGAAAAAGACTACGGGGTTATTATTGATGGGCGTTTAATAACCAAAAAAATACCAATCCAAAAATCAGTTTATAATAAACTATCAAGTAGGGTTAGTAATTTATCAAATTATGGTGGAATAGCTTAACAGTTAAGTATTATCATGACTGTTAAAGAATTAATAAATCGATTACAACAAATCAGTAATCAAGAAATGAAAGTTGTTGTGGATGGCTATGAAGATGGCTTTGATGATATCAAAGACCCAAAATTTATTGTTGCTTATGAGCAAATAGATCGTGATTGGTATAACGGAAAATATGAACAAAGTTCTTCTGGACAAGGTGGCAATCTTATGCTACTCTTGCCTAGATGAAAAGAAAAGTTTTATATCTCATAACAGGACCGTCTGGTGCTGGTAAAACTACTCGCGCTAAAGAATTGATGCGCGAAAAGGACATTAAGCATCATTACGAAGCAGATATGCTTATGATTGATCGTAATGGTGATTACGCATTTAATCCTAGAAAATTAAAAGAATGTCACAATTGGTGTCAGAAAGCAACCGAAAGAGCTATGCTTCTCGGTGAAGCTGTTATTATTTCCAATACCATGACAATGCAATGGGAAGTTAAACCGTATATTGAAATGGCAAGACATCACGGCTATCATGTCATTATTGAACATTTGACCACAGAATACAAAAACATTCATGATGTTCCACAGGAAATTGTGGAAAAAATGAAATCGAGGAGAGAATTTTTTAAATTGGAGGATTTTGAATAATATGAGCATAGAAAAAATTATAGCAAGAGATCATAAACTTAGTGAAGATTATCTTAAAGAAGCCAAACTTAATACTTGGCAAAAATTAAATTTTCATATCCGTTCTTGGACAAATAACAAATTTGGCGTCTGGGATATTTGGGATATTGTTCCTTATGGTTGGCAAAGATTTTATTACGACAAAATCAAAACCATTTTTAAACCACATCACTCTAGACTTCGTAAAGCTATTCCTCGTCAATGGTGGGATCTTAGTGGTCTGATTGTTGAGATTAATTTTGAAATCATTAAATCCTTTTACGAAGATGAATACTCAAAGGGAATTGTTGATTGGGACGCTGATGAACACCACAAAAAATTTGCTGAATGGTTGGAAGCATCTTACAAATACATCACTGTGGAACGCCAAGAATTCGAAAAACAAAAAGATGCTGCATATCCAAAAACAGATAATTTTTCTGATTGGTTTGGAGAAGAAAAAACTGATAAAAATGGCGTTGTTACTCGCACTATGAAAACTTGTGAAGAACGCTATGGAAAATCATATGAAGAGGTTTATGCTGAAGTTAATAGACTTGAAGCTCTTATTGATAAAACTGACACAGAAATATTAACAGAACTCATTAAAAAAAGAGATTATTTTTGGACATAATATCATGGCTAGATATGAAAATTTTATAATGACGGAAGACTTTTTGGATTCTAACCCAAAGGCCATTTTTGTATTTGGTGATAATACAATTCATCAAGGTTATTGTGGTGCAGCAATATTGAGAGATCACCAACAATCATATGGTTTTATTACAAAAAAATATCCTGATAATGAAGATGAATCTTTCTATCAACCCAAAGAGTATGCTGGTATATTTTTTGATGAGCTTGTAAACCTAAGAGAAAAAATTAAAGAAGAGCCATTTAAAACTTTTTATATTTCTCAACTAGGTGGTGGTTTAGCAAACAAATATCATATTTGGGAAAAAATTATTAAAAATGGATTAGAAAAAAACTTGCAAGAATTTCCTAATGTGGTATTCTTATGGGAACAATAACATGATTTACGGATTTAATTTAACTACGGAATATGCTTTAGATTTTGGTCTTTTTTATAAAGTTAGAAATTTTAAAGATGGTATTACTTTTTTTGAGTTTTTATTAAATTTAGACCTTTATAAAAGAGATCATAACCCTCAAATTCGATTTAATTTGGTTATATGTAATTTTACTATTTTTGATATTACATTGTATAATGTAAGGCACTATGACTCTTATCTGTGATAAACCTTCTGTTGAAGATGGGTTTGGTATATACGAACATAACTTTTGTGGTATACCTTCATATTTGATTATTCCTGCAATTGATGCGAAATGGAATAAAACCAATTTACATTACCGATCTTTAATTATAAGCAAAGAGACATCAGAAGTTCTTTCGAGTGGTTGGCCGAAATTTTTTAATTGTGGTGAAAAACCAGATTGTTATCCTGATCCAAACAAATATGATGATTGGAACATACAAGAAAAACTTGATGGTTCATTGTTGATTGCAGACTATGTTAATGGAAAATTTAATATGCGAACTCGCGGAACAGCTTCGTATATAAAACAAAACAATTTTTCTGATTTTGAACTTTTAAAAGATTATCATCCAAATATTATTTCTTTCTTAGAGCAAAACAATCATTTATCTTTACTTTTAGAAATTATTACACCAAACAATGTTATCGTTATTAGAACACCAATGGTTCAATTTTACTTGCTTGGTGCAATCGATAAAACAACTTTAAAACCGTTGCCTTTAAAAAAGGTTGAAAACATTTCTCAAGAATTAAAAATTCCAATGCCTGAAGTTTACTCTTTTGATAGTCTTGAAGAAACCGTTAAAACAGTTAAAGAATGGAAGGGCAAAGAAGGAATTGTTATATCATATAACAACAATCAAAATAGAATTAAAATTAAATCTGATTGGTATTGTTGGATTCATAAAATTAAATCCAAATTAAATTCTGAATCAAATTTAATTGAATTTTATGTGAATGAAGGTCTTCCATCATACAAAAAATTTTACAATATTATTAAAACTAATTTTGATTGGGAGCTTGCTGAACAAATGACAGGGGATATCTCAAAAATGGTAGAATGTGGAAAAAAAGTAAAAAAAGCTATCAAAGGAATGGGATTTTTTGTTGATATTATTAAACATTATCCCACAAGAAAAGAACAAGCTCAACAAATAATGTCATCATATGGAGAAAATCAAAGTAATAAGACGGGAATGATTTTTAATTTATTGGATGGTAAAAGTTTAACTAACGAACAACTAATCAAACTAATGCATCAAAATTTATGAAAAAAATAAAAATTATAGCACACATTAAAGAAAACTATCCAGAAGCTCAAATATTATTGGCAGATGGTTTTGAAAACGCATTTTTAGGTATAGGTCAACAATTTAATACTTTTTTTTCAGTTTATGATAAAAACAAGTGTATCAAAATTTTAACAAAAAATATGAGCTATGAAGAAGCTATAGAATATTTTGAATATAATGTTTTGGGTGCATATGTGGGAGAAAATACTCCAATTTTTATTGACAATTTTGACAGTTACTGATAGGATAAAGAAATGAAAATAGTAACTCTTTCATCTCATGCACTACTTCCTAAAAAAGGTTCTGTAAATGCAGCAGGATATGATCTTTATTCTATTGAAACTGGTGTAATAAAACCTAAAGAAAGACGATTAATACCAACTGGAATAGCTCTAGCAATTCCTTCTGGATATTATGGAAGAATTGCTCCAAGATCTGGATTGGCTTTTAAACATGGAATTGATGTAATGGCTGGCGTTATTGATTCAGATTATCGTGGAGAAGTTGGAGTAATACTTTATAACTCTGATAGCTTTAATGATTTTATTTTTAATATTGGAGATAAAATAGCACAAATTATTTTTGAAAAACATTATGATTTTGTTTTTAATGAAGTTTTTCAAATTAAAGATTTAAATGAAACACAAAGAGGAAGTGGTGGATTTGGTTCTACTGGAGTTTAATGAATATTTTTATTTTAGACGAGCATCCTGCTACCGCAGCAAGATATCACTGTGATAAACACATACCTAAAATGTGTGTTGAGTTATATCAGCAATTAGGTTCTGCTGTTATTCGTCATGGTGCTACACCTGCCCAAATGCCTTTGACATCCAAAGGAACACCATTAAAGGGTGGTTATCACAATCATCCTTGCACTCGTTGGTGTGGCGATAGCAGAATCAATTTTATGTGGGCAATGACACATGCTTTGGCTTTGTGTGAGGAATATACCAGAAGATATTCTAAGATTCATAGCTGTGAAGCTGGTCTTAAACATTTAGCTGATATGCAACATATGATCGAAGGCGAACAAGTTACTCCGTTTGCTCAAGCAATGCCTGATCAATATAAATCACACGATGCTGTCTATTCTTATAGACAATATTATATCCATGAAAAGAAAAACTTTGCCAAATGGGAAAAATTAAATAACATTCCCGAATGGTGGATACTATGAATACAAAAATTACAAAACTAATTGCAGATGTTTCTAAAAAATGTATTGAAAATAAAATAAACTTTCGTTTGGAATATGCAGAACAAGTGGATACTAACAACATTCCATGTAGTGGTTTTTTTGATGAAAAAAGTTTAGTCGTTGCCACAAAAAAGAAAACAGTCCAAGATTGGTTGGATATCTTAATTCATGAGTCGTGTCATTTAGATCAGTTTATTGAAAAATCTTCTGTTTGGGTTCCAGATGATTTGGGATTGTATGTTGTTGAGGATTGGATTAGCGAAAAACGTAAAAAGTTTAATTTGAGTAAAGTTACTGAAGCATTTCAAAACACAATTCTTCTTGAATTAGATTGTGAAAAAAGAACTGTCAAAAAAATTAAAAAATATAAACTTAATTTTAACATAGATTTGTATATCCAAAAAGCTAATGCTTATTTGTATGGTTATGGTGTTTCTTATAAGAAAAAAGTATGGCCAAATAGACCCTATGAAAAAGCTTTTATTATTAATAAAATGCCAAAAAAGTTTTTGAAAAAAGAAGAGTACTTTAATATTCCAGACCACATACTAAGTCTTTATAAGTATTCTTATGAAAAAAATACTTAAACCATCGGAATTAGAAGATGCTGTATATTACTCTGATTTTAGTGGAAAAATATTAAACGAACAACCTCCGATAGAGATTAATATTGACTTTAATTATGGGTCAAAGTATGATGGATGTAAGTTAGAATTACATTTGGATGATGAAGATTTTGACCAGCTTTTAAGCTTTTTAAAAACCAAATTATCTGAAAATTTTAAACATAATTATGAGCAGTTTAAATAAAGACATTGTATTGGTTTTAAACAAAAATTGGCAAGCTATTAATATCAGTACACCAGCCGATGCATTATCCATGATGTATTCGAATACTGCTACTGGATTAGATATTCGTGGAAAGGACGATATGGTTCCTTTAACTTGGAAACAATGGGTCGATTTATCATGTTCCGAAGACGATCATTTTGTAAAAACGATTCAGGGTAATGTAAAAATTCCTAAAATTATTATTTTGTGCAGATATGATAAAGTTCCTAAAAAACGTCCTAAAATAACTCGTAAGGGTATTTGGATTAGAGATCAGGGGATTTGTCAATATACTGGTAAAAAAATAAATCCAAACGAAGGAAATATAGATCATGTAATTCCAAAAAGCAGGGGCGGTGCTACTGATTGGACTAACTGCGTTTTAGCACATAAAAAAGTAAATGCTAAAAAAGCAGATAGAACACCAGAAGAAGCTGGACTGAAATTAATTCGTCAACCGTATGTTCCGAAAGAACTTCCAGTTTCTTTTTATCTTACAAACAAATATAACATCCAAGAATGGGAATTGTTTTTGAATTCTAAATCATGAGATCATCTTGGCCAAAACATGCAATGGAACTTGCAAAGGTTGCTATGCTCAGATCCGAAGATCCCCATAAAAAAGTGGGTGCTTGTGTTCTGGGACATAACAACGAAGTTTTAGCTGTTGCTTATAATGGTTTAGCCAGTGGTGTAAACGTTCACAATAGCTTTTGGAAAGATAGAGACGAGCGTAGACCTTATATGATTCATGCTGAAACAAATTGTTTGGCAAGAATTCGTCAAGGCGAAGGGAAGTTAATAGCTTGTACTTTGCTACCTTGTTCCAATTGCGCTATTAACATTGTGGCTCATGGAATTAAAGAAGTGTTCTTTAATGAAATGTACAGCAGAGATTACAAGGCTGTGGAAATTTTTAGTTTTTATGGCGTTAAGTGCCATCAACTTGATTAAAGTTCGTATGCCTCTTTTGCCAATCTATAATCGATTGGTTCAGCCATAGAATATTCTTTGACTGCTTTCTCTATACTTTCTTTGACAGTTAGAAGTCCTAATCCAATACTTTCAATTTTATCCGTATTTAAAATACAATTACTTCTACCAACTTTAAATTTGGCATCAGGAATAGAAACAAAATTCCACTTTGGATTTTCGAATCCATAAGACTTTAAAATTTCAACAACTTCTTTGGCTTCAATACTACCTTTATTGGTAACATTATAAACTCCTAAAGGTCTATTTTTTTCAATGAACTTGTAAACAAAATTTACAAGATCATCAACATTAGTAATAGAATTTTGTTGGCTGATTAAATTGTCATAATTTAATAATTTCCAAAGATAATTTTTAGATTCAGGAACGCCATTAAACGGTATACGAATTCTGAAAATATATCTTTCCAAATGTTCGCTCAACTTTTCAAAAGCATCTTTTGTTTTTGAATAAAAAGAACTTTGATTACTATCTGCTCCAAAATTTGGGAGATCGTCTTCTGTGTATTGTTGTGAATACCCATCATAAATACAACCAGATCCAATATGAATAATTGGAATTCTGAGACGGTTGGCGACTTTAGTGATATATAAAGGTACTGTTACGTTATAATGGTAACAATTTTCTTTATCGGTTTCACATGCTTCAACATTGGGTCTACCAGTATAACCAGAACAATTTATAATCCAATCAAAATTTGCTTTTGGATAGTCTGATTCTCTATGTAAAAATTTTACAAATGTATCAGGATCTTCATAATTCAAATCAGATTTACTAATATGAACTATGTTATGTTTTTCATTAGCTTTTGCTAAATAATTTCCAATATATCCCTTTCCAAGTATTAATACTTTCATATTATTTGATTGGACATGCACCGCCTTCACATTCCAAACCTTGAATAGCATCTTCTCCCATATCAGAAGATTTCATTGTTTGAATTGGTTTAACTTTAGCTTTATTTTTTTCGTATGTTTCACCATTAATTTCTTCGTATGGTGCTTGTTTGAATCCGTGATTTTGTCTCAACAAAAAGCTTACAGATTTAATTGAATTTTGATAATTTTCTTCTAACCATTTTTTAAGCTCTGGAAGTTCTTCTTCCGAGTAATATGCGGTAACACTAACTGCATTATCTGACCAAATAGTTTGAAGTTTTTTAACTGTTTCCAGTTGTTTGATAACTCCCATATCTGCTGCAAAAATTGCACCATCTGGTGTTTCGCACGGAAACTCAATAACAACGGTATCATGATTTTCTGAGCCATCAAAATTGATGACATATTCGGTATGATATCCCATATCTCTGCAATATTGAACTAATGGATCATTACTTGCCATACGAACACGACGAGTATAATATTTTGAATAAGCGGGGTGGATTCCTGGTGTAGCACCACCAAGAAGACTTAATGTTCCACTAGGCTTAATTGTTGTAAGTTTAATACTACGAGGCCATCCTTTTTGTTTACTCCACTCTTTATCAAATTTTCTCAATTCTTTATAACAATCGTCAAGCCAATCGACTTTATCTAATGCTTGACAAACACCAGTTACTCCCAAACCAAGACGCATGTTCTTGTGAACAATTTTATTTGTTTCATCGTGAATGAATGGAAGTGCAGCGATTGCTTTTTGTGTTTTATAAAGCAATCTGGCACAATCAACCAATTCTTCTTTGTTTGAAATATTATTCAAATAAAGTTCTGAGAGATTGCAACACTCATAAGAGGCAAGACTAATTTCACCACATGGGTTTGTACCAACTACATTGTCTTCATCGGTTGGATAAAGACTAGAATCCTTCATTGGACCATCTTTAATTCTTCCATATTTTTGAGAAAGAGGAAGGTTAAAGAAACCATAAGGTTCGCCTTTTGCAAAACCAGTTTCTTTATCTGTTGTATAACCATTTTGCCAGATCTCGTTTGAGATGTGGGAAAAGTCATCAGCATAAATCGTGTTGTTAGACATTGCTCTCCAGTTAGGAATATTTCCCAATGACCAATTTTTGGCGCGTAAAAAGAGATAATCATCAGGATCTCCTATAGCAATTTGGGCAGAGCGACGAACATTACCAGAAACAACAATACTTCCAATAATATTACAAATATCTAATACATCGATAGAACGAAGCTTTTTGCCTTCTCTTGTTTGAAAGATTTTTGCAATTTTGTCAATACCTTCGATTAATATTCCTGCTCCGCTTGCTTGTCCACCGAAACCTTGAATCTTTTCACCTGCACCACGAATAAGGATTGTAGAATAATTAAAAGATTTTCCTGTTACATAAAATGCATGAAGAACTCGATCTAAAAGTTCGATCCAGCCTTCACGACTATCTGGAATAATAAACTTTGCATCTTTTGTACATTCATGTGTAATCGTTACACCTTTTTTAATTTTAGGAAGTTCGTGAATATCTTCTCTACGAATAGAAAATCCGACACCACCACCAAGCATTAAATTTTCAAATAAAAACAAAAATGCTTTTGGTTCATTCATAGACACATTCCAACAATTCAATAAAGAATTTGCTCCAAAACGCTCAACTGTGTTTGTTCCTAATTGCCAAAGCATTCTTCCTGCATAGTTGCAACGCAAGTTGAAAATATGATCAAACAGTCTTTCGGCTTCTTCTTGTGTATAATCTGCACCTAGTTTTTGTGCTCCGTTGATACAACGTTGAATTGTTTCATGCCACTCTTCTTTTTGTCCATCGTCTTTTAAACGAGCATATGTTCTTTTATAAACAATATAACCAAGTCCATTGAAACCCCAATTAGTTTTTTTGTTAGAATATTTTTTAACAAACGAATCCGAAATAATTTTTTCCATATTTTTAATTAGATAATTTTTACAATAATCAATATATCATTTTTTAATCTTTTTGTAAATTTTTTTCTTTTTCTTTTTTCGTTTTGCAAGTTTTTTTAACTCTCCTTGATATATTTTGATAGCTAAATATTTTAAAAATTTTGTTATATCTAAAACAGACAAAGTATTCATTAATCTAGATTCAGTATATAAAACTTGGGTTTCGCACCAATCTGGATACAAATAATGAACACATTCATGATAAGCAGTTGATATTAAATTTGTTCTTGGATCTATTTCAATATCTGTCCAATTACAAGAACCATCAAACCCTCTCATTTTTTTAAAAATAAAAAAAGTTGGAGGTTTTCTTCTGATCAAATTTAAACATCTATTATGAATTTGAGTCAATTGTCTTTTGGTCAGCTTTTTCATCTTTATACTTATCGCTATGGATTTGGACGATTTTCGTATGTGGGTTAATGGCTATATTCAATATTACTAAAAAAATATAAGTTGCGAGCCAATTATTAAATGTGTATAACATGTTCATATTGAACAGTGTATTTAAACTCCACATAAACAAAATAGGCCCAAAAATCAAATATACTAAGATTAATAGTAACGCAAAAATATATTTCATGAGTTGAATTATGAGCTTTTTTGAGGGAAAGTCAATTTATTTGTTTGCTTTTATCTTCAAAACTGCTAAACTACTTGCATGATTTCTTTAAAAGTAAAAAGTGTCTTTTCAATACCCAAAGATAAAGAATTTTATAAACCTGAAATGGGTAACGAGTTTCCCCTTAAAACATTTATTACAAATCATTATGGTTATGCTCCTTGTTTTTATAATCTCGAAACTGTTTTTAGTTCTGGTGTGTTAGATTATTTGTTTGAGCATGGTCAACTTATTAATTTTTACAATACAGGCAAATTAGAAAGCATCTTAGTTGGAGAAATCGAAAAAACACACGGAGGGTTTTTTCTTTTTAAATACAAAGACATTTTTGTTAAATTAAATATTAAAAATTTCAACAGTGAATTTTTTGACGATGATTTAGAATTTCTTTCACGCATTCAAATTAAAGATAAAAAGAAAGACACTAAAACTTTTACACTATCTATTATAGGACCAGCAAACTTGAAAGAATACCCACTAAAAGATTTTGCTCAGTTTGCTCTTAACGATGCTCAAGAAGTTAAAGTTCACTTGTTTATCAAAAATCAATATGGTGACTACAACTTTGAACCTATTGCGATTAATCTTCCAGATAATCTTGATCTAGAATCAAACTATGGAAAAAATTTTATTGATGTTGACAAAAAAATCAAAGAAAGATTGGAAGAAAAACCCAACGGTTTATTCATGTTTCATGGTTTGCCAGGTACCGGAAAAACAACTTATATCAAATATTTGGCAGGGCAAGTTAAAAGAGACTTTATTTATATCCCAACAACAATGATCGAATATTTTACTTCCGATCCTAATTGTTTACACACTCTCATCCAAAAACCAAATTCTGTTATTATTTTGGAAGATGCAGAAAAAGCAATTTTAAAAAGACTTGGAGATGGCATGGATTCATCAGCAGTATCTTCACTTTTAAATCTTTCAGATGGAATTTTAAGCGATATTCTTAAAACATCTGTTATTGTAACTTATAATTGTCCAAAACAAGATGTTGATGATGCATTGAAAAGAAAAGGAAGATTACAAATGGATTATGAATTTACAGCATTGAGTGAAGAAGATGCAAAAAAATTAGCAAAAAAATTAAAATATTCTAAAAAGACTATTGATGAAAAAATTAATAAACCAATGACATTAAGCGAAATTTATAATATTGAAAAAGAAACTGAATTTTATGGAGATACCAAAAAAGAAAATCAAAAACAAATTGGATTTGGGGTTTGACGATTTAATTTTATTGGAAGAATCTTTTTCTCATATAAAGTTCTTTGATAAAAATCACACTTATACAATTAATAATAAACCAGCAAAAGAATCTGTTTCTGGTTTATTGAAAAATTTTGAAAAACCTTTTGAATCTGAAAAAATTGCAGGTTTTGTTGCGACAAGAGATCAAAAATCAGTAGAACAAGTTTTATCTGAATGGGAATTTGCAAAAAATTATTCATGTCATAAGGGATCAGAATTTCATTTATTTGTTGAAAATTATTTTAATAGAAAACAAATCACGATAGATTCAAAATCTTTAAAATTATTTTTTGATTCTAATCAAAGTTTTTATGATAACCAATCAACCGAAAAATACTATAAAGAGTTAGCACATTTAATAAAAAATTTTTTAAATTTTTATGATTGGTGGAAAAAAGATCATGTATTAATTAAATCTGAGTTTGTTGTTGGTGATGAAGAAAATGGTATTTGCGGAACTATCGACAACCTTTCTTATAATAAGAAAACAAAAGAATTAGTTATTTTTGATTATAAAACTAATAAAGAAATTAAAAAAAGAAATCCAAGAGATGAAACATTTTTAAAACCAATCCAATATTTGTCTCATTGTGAATACATAAAATACAGCCTTCAATTAAATTTATATCAATATATAATTGAAAAAAATTCACCATTCAAAGTTCCAAAGTCATATATTGTTTGGGTGGCTGATAAAGAAAACTATGAATTGATGCAAACGTTACAACTTCAAAAAGAAGCAAAAATGTTAATAGAATACTATAAATAGTATTAATGAGATCAAAAGACCAAATTTTACTAGAAAATGCATATTCAAGCATTTTATCAAAAGACAACGATATTGAAATGGGTATGCCAGAAGAAAACCCTGAAGCTCCTTTTTCGTGTGATCATTTAGCAGAAAGAGAAGAAGAGGCTATGGCAAAATCTAATCTTTATGCTATCTGTAAACACGCAAAATCTCTTTTAGACTCATTGGAGTCTGGCGCACATTTAGAACCTTGGCAATTAGAAAAAATTGCAATTGTAAATGATAACATTCAAAGTGTTTCTCAAGTAGCAGAGTATGAAGCTGGTGCTCAATCTGAAGAATTTGATATCAATGATATTGATAGTATGGATAAACCAGAAAGTATCCAAAGAGAATCAAAAGAAACTAAAGAAAAGGGAAATCCTTGGGCAATATGTAACAAATCAACAGGTGGTAAAAAAGAAAACCCAGAAAAATTTGAAAAATGTGTCAAAGGGGTAAAGAAAAAAACTGGTTATAAAAAGAAATAATTTTATAGAAATGGGAACAAACCAAGATAAATAATATTACAACTATGAATGATCCATTAGCAAACGCATACTTAAAAATCCTTGAGGAAGGTGTTCCTTCAAGCGAAGTAAAAGGTACAACAACTAAACCAAGCGATGCTCCTTACGGAGACAAGAAAAATAATCTTGTTAAAAAAGTTTCGCCAAAATCAGCAACCGAAAATGCTGACAGTGAAATGGATGATGTTGAAGAAGCTCCAGCCGAATTAACATCAAATGGATCAGACGGAGAAGCTAAAAAATTAGGAGAAGCATCCAATCCTTTTGATGCTCTCTTTAATAAAATTTTAGAAGAAGAAGAAGCATTCAATTTCTCAACTGAAGACAATTCTTTGGAACCAGATTCATCATTTGATATGAATACAAATGATGATGGTCTTGATGAATTTGATGATGAAACAGAAGAAACAGAAGGCGAAGAAGTAACACTCACACTAAGTCGTGAATTAGCTGAAAAACTTCACGAAGCTTTGATGGGAGTTCTCGAAAATTCCGAAGAAGAATCAGAAGATTTGGGTGAAGAAGGTGAAGAAGGTGAAGAAGGTGAAGAAGGTGAAGAAATCGAAGAAACTGAAGAAGTTAAAGAAGAAGCAGTAGATGCTGAAGTCGTAGGACATGCTTTAGTTGATTCTGAAAAACTCAATAAAGGTTTGAACAGTCATTCAAACAAAGTTGTAAAGGGAGCAGTTCCTGTTACAAGTAAATCAGCCGAAACACCACAAACAGGAAAAGGTTGTGATGGAGAATTAAAATCACATTCAACAGAACCAGCAGTAAAAAAACTTCAAAGTAAAAAAGATAATGTTGGTGGAGTAACTGTTGGAAAAACATTGTTTGACAATTAATTAAAATATTAAAATAAAGTTAAAAACCCCGCAATCGCGGGGTTTTTTCTTTGTAAGTACTAGTAATGGATTTTAAATCATACTACTCTTTGAATAAACAAGAAAAGGATTTGCTTAGTCCTAATACAGGGTCACACCATCATCAATCTTTAAACAGATTGGTAGGATCTGGATTAAATCGCAAACACGCTAACTTTGTTGCTCGTAAAGAAACTGAAAAAGAACACCTTCATCCCAAAGTTACCAGTTGTTATAAAAACAAAAAAGATGAAAACTTAACACCATTTGAAGCAAAAGACATTATGAATAAATTTGGTTTATATCCAACTGATGAAGAACCAAAAAAAGCAATTAAACAATTGGGAGTTTATTTATACAAGACCGGACCAGATACATATATTTTAAAATATATGGGACAATAAAATGGAAAAGCTAAGATTTTTAGATAAAAGACTTAACGGCAACGAAAGAAGAAACTTTGATCGTTGGTGGTATGAACAAATTGGTATATATGGACAAGGTGTAACATATTACACAAACCAAACAACTTTAAGTAGTGCATATCATCTTTATGGTGAAAACCCTAGTGCTGGTTTTGGAAATCCAAACGATATGGTAGTCATGTTAAATTTAAATAATGATTCATATCTTCTTTCAAAATTTGGAATTGTTGCAGATAGTGATGTAACTGGAGTTATACACCCAAAACACTTTACAGCGGTGTATGGATTATCTTCTGAACCAAAAATGGGGGATTTGATGAGGTTGACGGAATTTGGTGCTGACAGAATCAACTATCCAAAAAGAGGCGCAACAATATATGAAATAACCGAAGTTGTTGATGAGTTTCAATTTAATCCTCTTGGTGGTCATTACGTTTGGTTTTTCAAAGCGAAACGTTATGATTATAGTTATGAAACTGGAAGTCCAGGACCAGGACAAGGTAATAACGGTCTAGATGATAATGATACAATCGAACAGGCTTCTCTAAACAACTTCAACTACATTGATGATAATACTTGTAGTAATACTTCTGTTTATGGTGAATATTAATATTTTTCGTAATTGAAGTTCTTTTCTGAAAAATCATCATAACAAACATCTATTTGATATTCATCCCTTAGAATTTTTCTTAAAAAAATATTTTCCGTTGCTTCCATATATTTGTAAACTTCTAGTGGTTTAATTTCAATCTTGGAAAATGGGATATTTTTTTCTTGGGCTTTATCAGCTATAATGTTTACTGCTTCGTATAAAGACATCCATTTGGCCCAAGTAGAAGCTTCTTGATGTACTACTTCAAACTTTTTTTGTTTATTTTTTTTCATATATTTAAGAAACTTTTTTATCATCAACTAAAGGAACTCCTGTTACACTCGGAATGTTTAATGGTTCTGTTACTCTTGCAACAACAAATTGAATATTAACAGAATTTTTCTTTTTACAAGAAGCGCAATCAAATTCTACTTTTTCGTTTTCATCTGGTAAAAACGTCATGATATTTTTAGAATTACAATATGCACATTCTAATATTGTGGACAATGGTTCTAATTTTTCTAATTGTTTTTGTTTAGTTTTCTCAACAAAATAGTTGTTAATAATATTGGCTAAAAAAGAAAAGGTAACATATTGAAAAACAAACATTAACAAAAAAGATCCCCAAAAACTAACACCAAATAAATAAAAACCAAATGCACCCAAAGAAGAAATAGAAAATACAAGTGCTGTTGAAAATAAAGCTTTTTTCATTTATACTAAGTTAACAAATTATAAACAGTTTGTCAACTTAAAAATCAAGGTAATTGAATTTGGATTGTGTTTCCTTGAATTGGAGAAGAGTTTATTGGTATATCTTTTGGAACAAAAACTGGATTCTGTGATGGTTGTTGCTCTGCCATATTAGTTATTTCACCTATTTTTAACCCCACATCTTTAATCAAAGAAATGGCTTTTTTTGATTTTCCATATAGCTGAATTAAATCACTTTTTTGTTCTGGTGTTAATGTTGGGTTATTTTTAATGCATTGTGCAATTTTAGACATACCCGTCATTAAATAAACAAAACTGTCTGAGAGATCATCCACAATCGTTTGTAATGGCCAAGGGAAAGCAACTGATGCGTCTGGTGGTGGTGTTGTTAAATTATCAGTTGGAAAGTTTCTTTGGTTTTGATAATTATAGCCGTCTTTAGTTGGTATAGGAGCAAAGTCTTTTCTTGGTGGTGCATTGTATGCTGGATACTGTGCAGGACCCCTATCATAGACTTCTTCTATAATTTTTTCCAAATTCATTTACTTGACTACACCAACCTTCGATAAATTGCCACATCTAGCACAAACCCATTTACATTCTTTTACTACTTGTTTGTCTTGTGGGTTTGTTTTTTCGGTGATTTTACCATGAATTGATGCGCCACAAAAATGACAAGCAATTGGTCTGTTTTCAACCGTCATATAATGGGTGTTGTTGTTCATGTTATATTTACTTAGTATTCGAAGGTTTCCAAGTGTTCTTTTCGTTTTCTAATTTTTCAACAACAAATTTAACAAATTCAGATCTTACAATATCTTCTTTTGTAAATTGAAACCTATGAATACCGAATTTTTTAGATTCTTCACAAGTAAAAAGATCACAAATTTTTGAAAAACCACCTGCTTTATTTTCTGGTAAATCTGATTGCATGGGGTCACCACAAAAGATTATTTTGGAAAATTCTCCCATTCTGGTAATTGTCGTAATAAGTTCACGAAAACTAATATTTTGACATTCATCTACAATAATACATTTAGTAGCCCAGTGCAAACCTCGAATATAATTTACTGGTGTCGCATTAAATCTTTCATCATTTCTTAATCTGTTGATTGATGCTTTATCTAAAAGTTCTTCGAGTTTTTCCATGAAAGGTACCATGTATGCTTCAAACTTCTCATCAATAGTTCCTGGTAAATATCCGATTTTACTATCTGCGCTTTCTACTGCGCTTCTTACAAAGATTATG